AAAAAAAAGTAGGGCCTCTATCGCCCCCGCTGGACTACGGCGTTCATCGCGTTCGGGTCCCGCTTAAACCCCGGCGGTGGGAACTTCTGGAAGTCGTCCTCAGCTTCCTTGAGCATGTAGTCGGGGTCCGGGAAGTCGGCGGCTTGGAGGACCATCTTCCGGGACGCGGCTCCAATCGCGTTGAGGCGCATCATCATCTCCGCCCGCCGAATGCGAGTCCCCGGTGCGCTGGACCCTGGATCAACCGTGAAGCGGAGGTAGCGGAAGAACTCACGTCGCTGCTCTGCCGTGACGGGGTGCCCCTTATCATCCAAGAACAACTCACTACGGGCGAGTGCGTACTCTACCGCTTCGCCGGACGGCCCCATCACCGAGAATACACGGTCTGCCGTCACGAATTGGAGGATACGTGCCACCAGTTTTTGCCCGACCCGGCTCAGTAAATCTTCGAGGCGGGAGGCGCGTGCCCTCGTCATCAAGTTGGCCCCTTCTTGGAGTCCCTCAATCGCCAACCCGGACTGGAGCGAACCGGGTGTTTCACCCAACGTCACGTCTGTCACGCCCATCACCAACTGGGCGAAGGTGAACAAGAACCGAGCGAGTTGCATGCGGTCGGCCCCGAATGGCGGAGGAGGGACCAAGGCAAGCGTCTTGTTCGGCCCCCCTTGCTTTTTGAGGATCACGGAGTTGCGAATCTTTTGAAGCTGCTTCCACTGGCGGTCGGAGAGGACATCGCTATCCCCGATCACCTGGATGAAGTTTGTGATGAGTTGGTTTTCCACTGTGCCGTCAATCAACTGGTTGAACGAGGTTTGCATCCGCCGCATGAGGGAGATCGAACTGTGACCCCAAACGTGGTTGGGGTCTACCGTCCAATCGAACCAATCGATAGGCCACCGTCCATCCCAAAAGGGGTGAGGACCATCCCAGAGCACGGTGTCACTGGTAAAGTGAATATTACGCCCATGCGGAAAGAGGAGATCACCGTTCGCCGCCGTTTGACGGTCTTGGAGAAACCCCTCCCAGACGGTCGCATACGGGATGACGGACTGGGTGCCTTTAAGAGCTTTCTCGTCTTTCGACTGTTGGAGCAACGTTGTGACCGGCGATTCGACGGTGCGGAACGTTGTGCGACCGGGAGGAGAAGCATCGGGGCCGACTAACGCGCCACGACCGGGGAAGCGTTGCCGGAGGAGCGAGAGTGGGACGACGCGCCGAATAAAGACCGCCTCACTCCGGTCCATCAACCCGGCTTCTTGAACGGCGGGATCAACCAACACTTGGTCGGGACGCAGGACTTCGATAAAGGGCGCGTCGGTCACGGAGTCGTAGCCGGTGTAGAGCCCGGCACTCCGCTTAATGGCGGCGTTATGACACATCTTGAACAGTTGGCGCTGGAGGTCGGTTTCTTGCCACACCGCCGTAACGCCGTGGCGAAGCGCCCGTGCAACTTTCTCCATCCCCTGCTTACGGTGCTCGACGCGCAGGGTTGGGCGGTTGTCGGTTAATTGGGCGACGAGCCGATCCACAAACGCTTGGACGAAGTTGCAGTCGAAGAGACGGTCCTTGGGGCCGACTTCGCCGCGATACAGCTTGAGGTCGTCGTCGTCCGTGAAGCCGTCATCGCGGAGCGTGGCCTGTTTCTTCGCCGTCTCGTAATCGTGGATGAGGGCGTGCAGGTCATCGAGGAGGGCGCGTTCATCGCCCCCGCGTTGCGTGGTTTTTGTGTTGATGGGGGGTGCAAACTCTTTCGCAGCCACGGCTTACCTCACAGGGGCCGTCAAGGGAGGACCAATCCGAGGAGGAACCGGCACGCCACGCTGGGGGATGCGCGTCCGCATGCGCTCTCGAAGGTCCTTGAGGGAGGCTTGTCGCCCGCACGACTCATCCGGATTGTCCTCACTGGGCGGGCAATAGCGGGCGCTGGGACGGTCAGGTGGGGGTGTAAACGGCTTGCCGCAAAACTCGCAGGCTTTCGCGGTCGGCGGAGACGCAGGGCGTTCCATCAACGAGGCGTCCTCGAACTGCTGCGCGGTCGTCTGAGATACAAGCCCCTGGTCGTACACCAGTTGGAGCGCCCCCACCACGAAGTCGAGCACCGGACGGTGCTGTTCCGTGGCGCAGGCGCGAATCAACTGGGCGTGTTCCGGGGCCAAGAGGGTGAGGAGGGTCGTCGCCGCATCGACGGCGGAGAGGGTGGAAGGAGCCGTCGCGCTGGCGCTGGGGTGAAGTCCTGTGGGCTGAGCGGCGAGGGCTTCTTCAATAAGCGTGCTGGCTTTCACGCCGCCGCTGGCGACTTGTGCGTTGAGGGTATCGTACATCTCCGCTGGTAATGAGATGGTGAGTGTTTTCCGTCCAGTCGCCATGTTTTACCTCCACAGCGCGTTTTGGGGGTCTAACAAAAAGTCGCCCATCTCACGGGTTCGGTCAAAGAGGTCCTCATCCACATCCATGTAAGCCCATGGAGGGGGTGTTTCGGGTGTCATCATCAAGGACTCCGGGGAAGGGCCTTTCCGTTCATCACACGCCGCCAGTAACGCCAACATCCAGGCGTTTACGCGGTCGTCAAACCCGCCGCTTCGAGCGGCCCACTCGTCGATGCCAACATTGAGGAAGTCCTGGAGTTCTTCGTAGAGTCCTTCTGAGTGGACCAAGGGTTTGTCGCGTTGGACCACGCGCACCGCATTGGTGACTAGGGACGCCTTCTCTCGACGGTTATAGAGAAACCCGATCCGCTTGGATGGGCGCTCCATCAGGTCATCGCGCCGCCGCCATTGCCACAAATTTGGGTAATCCCGCTTTTGGAGGTCGTTGAGGAGCGCGTAGCCCCAGCCTCCCGTGATATCCGGGATTAGTTGGGCGCGATTATAGTACAACCCGGTCCAATAGACAAGGTCTAAAAATTCCGAGTCGGCGGGGTTCCAGTGTCCACGGGCTTCCGCGACCTGCTCCAGTGTGTCTCGACGAATGACCTCCAGAACGGTCCAATCGCCGGTTTCGTGGCCTCCCGCCACGTCAATCCCGATGTCGTAGAAGGCCCCTTCGACAGGGGGCTGCCACTGTTCAATGGGACCACTGAGCGACTCGTGGAACCCCGTCGAGTCGATCCATCCGGTCATGCCCGGTTTGAGGGTGGACTGCAAGTACACGATTACCTCATCAGGAAAAGTACGGAACGTCCCTTTGGGGGACTGCCACGCTTCGTCGAAATCGAGGGGATACTCCTGGTAGAAAAGAAAGGGGTTGCCTGCGGCGGCGTAGGTCGCCAACATCCGTCGTCGCCACGCGATGTTTTCGGTCGAGAGGCCGTACTTACGCATGAGGTCTTTTTCCGTCTCGGACACCTCAAAGTGCGGCGGGATGGGATCGCTGTATTCGGGATTGAGGGACCACGGCACAAAGGTAAACTCGTACTCGGTCTCGCCCCGTTGCGCCGCCTCCGCGAAGTTCTTGAACCAGTCGCCGCCGAAGAACGCCGTCGATTCCATAATGACAATCGACGGTTGTTTCCCCTTGGCCTTGGAAATGGTGGGGAACAAGGAGGCTTGCACCTCGTCGGGGTTGCTATAGCGGGCGACCTCGGTGAGGTGGATGAGATGGTTCATTTCGCCCGCGCCGACGTTCACGTTCTTGGAGTGCCCCGCCAGGAAGCGGGAGCGGCGTCCATCGAACTCGATTTTGAACTTGGACTTGTAACGGGTCGGCGGTTGGAGGGGGGTCGGCAGCGCGTCGTAGAACGTGGCGATGGTGTCGAACCGCTCCGCCGCCGTATCCTCGTCGTAGGAGACGATGAAGGCGTTGTGGTAGTTCTGGAAGGCGGTGCGCTGGAAAAACAGGGAGAGGACGTAGGTACTGGCCCCGATTTGGCGCGGTTTCCCCCAAATTTGGCGGACCCACCCATCCCGCTTCCATTGGGCGGTGACTTTCTCGTGGAGCATGGTTTGGATGGGGTTAAGCTTGAGGGTGGGGAACCCAACAGCGATCCGGGATTTTACCCGCAAGTAGCGTTGCGCGAGGTACAGGTAACTTGCTTCACACTTCGCAAGTTCTTTGGCCCAGTAGAGGCGGTCGTAAACTTCGGTGCTGACTTCCATGCCGAGGCCCGCGTTTAGTCTCGATAGCGGTAGCGGCCCGTATAGGTTTGGGCGTACTCCTGTCCGTAGGCCACTAAGTAGAAGGCTTGCTTCAACAGCCACGCCGCAATGGAGCGCCGTCCTACGGCGGTCATGCGGCTGGCGTCAAAGATCGTCAGGATCGCGGCGATCCCGACGTTACCGCCACCCTTTCGGGCCTTCGTAGGACCCGACTTCGGCGACTTCTTCATCCTGGTCTCCTTGCTTTGTGTAGCTTGGCGTGGTCATCAAAGTAGCGGGCACCGCCAACCCCGTGACCTCGGCCACAAGCATATCCAACTGGGCTTGAAGTTGGAGGCCAAACACCCACAATTTGTACAGGACACCCCCCATCCCCGCAAGCGCGACAAGGAGGAGCGTAGTTGCGATCGCGCACATGGGCTACTTCGCCGGAATGAGGGCGCACAGGGCTTGAAGATGGGCCAGGATGCGTTGGGCCTGCGCGAGGTCCGCCTTCGCCTGCTTCTTATCCGTGCCGGGCGGAAGGAGCTTGAAGGCTTCCTCGGCGGCGACGGTCGCGGCTTGTGCAGCGGGGAGTGCGGCACACGCCTGTTGTGCAGCTTCCTGGGCTTTCATCTGCTGTTCCGTGGAACACGCCACGAAGAGGGTCAAAGCGACGACGAGCATCCACCATTTCGTAGTCACAGCGTCATCCTCCTTTATGTTACGTCCCACAGCGGGGACGGTATGCCTCGATAAAGCCCTGCGGACGACCATTGTGTAATCCGCCAAACCGATCCAGGTAATAAACATCCTCGTTTTCGTCAGACTGGTCCAACAAAATTACCCGTGAATAATACCCTTCCTCACACAAGTATTGCCACAGCCGCCACTTCTTGGCCCCGCATCGGTAGGTGCGAATGCGGTAATCCACCCCATCGAGGCGTTGAAAGAAAGTACCATCGGCGTTACACGGTTCATTGAGGCGGAGAAAATCATATTCCATGCGCTCCAGGGTGTCCATTTGCCCGTAGGCGGGGGTGGAGGGTTGCCACACGCACGACGACGCCAACAAGAGGCACGCGGCAATCCAGGACGGGTAGTAATGCCACATGACCGGTTGAGGGCGGGTCGTCGAAATGCCGAGGTGGACAAAGGTTTTTCCAATGCCGAGGCGCGTGAACCCCGCCGCGAGCGCCGCTTTAATCAAGCTAAAGCGAGCACCGGAGGTGGTACAGGCGATATCGACGCCGGTCGCGGGGGTGTCGGTGTGCTCGCTGTTTTTGACCCCGCCGACCTCGGTGTTGTGTTGAGGGTCCCGAAAGCCGGAGGTGATGTGGAGCGGGCGCTTGACCTCCTCTTCAAGTTTCGCCAGCCGCGTGAGGAGGCGTGGATCAACCTGCGTAAGTTCACCCGTCATAATGTGTCCCTGATTGAGCCGCCACAGACGATTTAGCGGGCGGGTTCCAAAACCCGCGCTCCGCCTTCCACTTCCGCGTGACGGGGGCTCCCCCTCGTCGATGTTGAGGAAGGCCCCCTGACTGAAGACTGGCGCAAATGACGGCGGTCATCGTCTTTTTCGGCCACGTCGCAACCATTACCCCTCCGAGGGCCGGTCGTGGGTGGATGGAGGGACAAAGAACATGATGCCCATACTCGCCGCCCATTTCATCTGCGCGTCGAAATCCCACAACGTCGCCAAGCAGCAGGCCGCCATTGTTTCTTGGTGGGTGGGATCGATCGGCTGACAACAGGTTGGACAGAGGAGGGTCACTGGGTCTCCTTCCCTTTCGTAACCCGCAAGAAGCCGTCGAGAATCGCCACGGCTTCCCGCAAGCGGTTATATTGGAGCACTTCTTCACCCGGTTTTAGGGCGCGACCTCCACGCAGCTTCGAGACGCAGAGGGCCAATAACTGATGGGCATGCTGAACATCCTCACGTACTTCTGCTTGCACCGGGAATTTCATACGGGCTAGACCTCTCGCCGCCTATCGGGGAGCGCTTCCTTGTCACCGGCTCCAATGGTCCCGCCGACCTCGGCTTTGCCAAGGACCGCAAGGGAGGTACACCGAGGGCAGCGCATCGTCCAGACCTGCTCGAACTCGCGGGCGACTTGGAGTTCGGTCCCGCACGCGGCGCAACGTTTTGCACGGGCGAGCGGTTCAAGCGGACGCCCCTTATTCAGCAGGGTTTTCATTTGCCCCTTCACACGATCCCACACCAGGGGATGGAGGGTGGTGTAGGAGACTCCGATGTCGTCGGCTCGGCGCACCGCCGGGCGATGGTCGTCCAGCACACAACGGTCCTCTAGCGGAGCGCCGACCCAGGCGAGCTTGAACGGGGCGAAGTTCACCTCAATCAGCAACGACCCGTCTTGGTAACGGCTAAAGCGCATGCACGTCCATCCCTAGTCGCAGGTGTGCCAGAATGTTGAATTGAGTGGCTTTTTTGGTCCGTTCCACACGGTCCACCACCGGGTAGACGGCGTTTGATCGTCTACAGCATACCGAGGCCAATACGTCGATGTATTTCGCTGGTGAACCGGGGGAGGAGCCTCAACACGCCCCTCCAACTCGGCAATTTGCACCGTGAGCGCCTCGACGCGCTTCGACAACGCCGCGACATCCCGTTTAAGTTGTTTCAGGCTGGTCACGAGGCTGTCCTTCCGCTGTGAGAAGATACTGGCTTCTCCCTTTTTCGATTTCGGCACGTCGTTGGAAGTACATCGAAACAGGGAGAGGGCGTAAGCCGCTTAGAAGATACCAAGCACGTGGCCTCCCCTGGTCATCCCAAATACGGGCATCTTGATGCACCGTCTCGTCCTCTACTGCCCCTCTATGCCCGATCCCTCCAACCAATACGCGCCCGTAGCAGTGATGATCGGCCCTTAACACCTCCACAATAGTAGCTGGAGCATCCCCCGGCACTACCAAATCCCCTACCTGAAAGGAACCGGTCGAACGTCGCACCATGCTAGTCGCCCTACCCTCCAAAAATCGGTTCTACGTCGATGACCTCGCCCGTGGGGGCGTGCGCCGAAGTCAGAATCGCGTCGAGTTGCTCGCGGGTTTCCTTCGGGAGCGCATCCCACCGGGGGAGGTCCATTTGATTCCTTACCGTCGCGTTGACGTGGAGCGTTTTCCCGACCGTGAACTCGACCAATTTCGTTTGGAGCTTGGACCCTGCGACGGAGTTGAGGTACTGGAGGGTGTAGTCGTCCCGTTGTTTCGCCTCCTCAGCCATCTCAAAGAACTTGTTGACACTAGCGAATGTACCTTGGAGGAGTAGTGGGGATACCGCCGCAAGAATTTGGCGTACAGAGCCTCGGAGATTGGTAACGGGAAGGGCGGGGATAACGGTCGGGTGGGCTCCATCACCATACGGAGCAAGCGGGCGTCCTGCTTCCAGTGATACCGCAGAATCAGCGTATACAGGAGAAGGAGGTGCGTCGTGTGCAGGACGTAGTTGCTGGGGTTGAGGGTCGTTTGTTGCCAATGCTTGCGGAATCGGCTTCCGACGAGATCGTGGCCGCGATAGTGGTACAGCGGGAAGTGCAGGTCCCTCCACAGGGGCAGCAGGTGGCGTGAGCGGAGGTGCAACGACCGGGCGGCTTCGGGTAGCGGCACCCACCCTTCTTCGCGGAGCCAGCGGAGGCGTTTGGTGGTCGTGTACCGGGGTCGTCGCCATCGGGGTTTCCTCGTGGTCATGGGTATTGTAAGACGGGAACGGGCGTCTGTCAAGAGGACGGCCCAAACTGCCACTCGATGCACACCCCAAACCCGAACAAACACAGGTTGATCTCAGCCGCTTCTTTGTAGCTGGCGTACTCCACATGCACCAGCGCCATGTGCAGACCGAGCCAGTTATAGGAGCGCCGGTCAAACCACGGCGTCCACTCCTGCCACGGAAGCACTCGCAACCGGCCACACCGCCACTCGTAGGGGGTCGATTTTACTTTGTCCTTAGGTTTCTTAATCGGCATGTGGCCCCCGTGCCGCCCCACGCTGTTTGATGAGTTGATGCTCCAACCAACAATAATCGCACCGCGCTAAGTCCCCATTTGGATCGGTTTTTGTATTTACACCATCGGCTTCCTTCTTTGTCGGTATTGGTATCCATGATGTTGTCCAACAAACCTCGCACACAATCCCCTTAACCTGCTCCTCCAACTTCGCAATGAGGTCCTTCAACCTGCGTATTTGGCCGTTCTGCGAACGCATGTGGGTGCGCCGAGCCATTATTCCCTCCTGGCAGGAGCCGCGAATTAGGGGTCTCGCCGCTCCACTTCATGGTAAGAAAAATACTGAAAGGCACTCTTTTTCGCACACAAGGCTTCATAGAACGAGGCGGGCATCTCGCCTTCGACGATGTGGCGCAGTTCGCGTTCATTCGTCTTGTCATACAGGATAAAGACAAGCGCGTACTGGACCATCTGCTCGCCACGGGCTTTCGCCCACGCATGCGGGTCCGCAATCGGTTCACCGGCGAAATGAAACGCATCCATGTTCATCAGCCTCCCTCAGCTATCGGCCCTTGTTGAGCCGTGCTGGTCCTCCGATTTCTCTGTGGGTGGAGGGCCGAGGTCGGCGGGGCGCGTCTTGTTGACGCGCTCAACGGCCATTGCTAAATACCGTTCCTCGATCTCAATGCCGACAAACTTCCGCCCTAGATGTTGAGCGGCTTCCGCCGTACTTCCAGCCCCCATAAAAGGATCAAGCACGATGTCTCCGGGTTGTGAGTGGAGCCGGATGAAATATGCGGCCAAGGCTGGTGGTTTCGCGGTCGGATGCTGGTGCTTCGTCGGGATGATTTTCGGGATCGTGCGAATCACATTCTCGACTTTGTGGGTGGTATCAAACCAGCGGCACTTCACGCCCGGCACCTGGCCGACAAGGATGGTCTCATAGCTGCGCCGATAGTGCCACCCCATTCCCATTGGGCCTTTATCCCAGACAACCATTTGCTTGAAGTCGAGCACTTCATCCATCCAGAGCGACCAACGGGCGAATTGCGGGTCGGGGCCGCCGCCGCCGCCGCAGCAGCAGCAGCAAGCGCCCGGCTTGAGCACCTTGGAGGCCGTCAAAAAGAGCCAACGCGCGAGTTCATTCGCCTCCGCTCCATCATTCGCAATTGGGCGAGGAAGGGGTGAACTCCCTGTCCCAGATGGAAGGAGACCGAGGGCGTGCTCCCATCTGTGAGCGAGGTCTCCGTTGTTGTTGTTGTTATGTCCATACGGAGGGTCCGTGAACACCATGTCAGCAGAGCCGACATCTTGCATCACCTCGCGGGCGTCCCCCAGGTAGAATACGATACCCCCCTCATCATAATACGGCTTCAGGGATTTCTCCTTTGATCGCCGCTTCTTGATTCCTCCGTCGCCGTGACCATCCGCAACCCGTCTAAGTGAATCTGGCGATTTGTTGGATGCCAGTCCACCGACAGGGAGAGCGCAGGACCAAGACCGCACATCACCTGTCCTCCCCGATGTCCTGGTTTACGAGACACGCGAACGCCGATGAGCCACTCCCAATAAGGGGATTGAATGGCTAGGTGAACGATCAAAGGTCCGCGTTGGTAGCGAAGCCACCGATTCATGGAAGTTTCCCTTTGGTAATTAGAGAGGTCACAACCCAATCGCGGTGTTTTCTCGCCCCTTCAATCGCGGCGCGTCGGAACACCGTCGGCGCATACTCCAACGCCCACAGAAAGTCCAGGAGTTCATCGCTGTCGCCGAGGCGTTCAACGACATGAGCCGCAAGACGCTGGACATCCTCATCCTTTGACATCCTTCACCTTCCTAATACGTCATCTTAAACTCGTACCCAATCTGGTCATTCTCCCGCCGCTTCGGTATAATATCCCACCGGACATGCCCAATGGCGGTTGGGTTCATCAACCCGGCTTCCTCGGCGTAGGTGACGCAATCCTTCACGTAGCCGCGCATGAAACACCCAGCCCGGATGTAGGCTTTCGGGCGCTCGATCAACTGCATCCGCCCTCGCTTAGGCACGCCGACGAGCGGGATGTGGACGCCGTGTTTTTTGTGATTATGCGCGACGATCAAGGCATCGAAGTCCCAGGCTTCGGCCTTCTTGACCATCGCGTTGACATCGCCGCCCATCGTGGAGCCCATCCCGATCCTTGTGCCGTGGTGATAAAGGATATTCAAGACGATAAAAGCCATCGTCGGGCGCTCTTTTAAGCAGATACGGAGGCGCAAGAACCCGCCGACGCCGCCATAGGGCACGCCCAACAACCGACAGAGTTCTTGCACGTCGTTGGTGCCGTCTGCATAGTCGTGGTGATGGTTGCCGAGGGACAGGAACGGGATTTTGTCCTTGATGGGTTCGAGTTCTCGTGCGAATTGCTCGGTCATCTGATGCCGCCAATCGTGGAGGCGTTGAAAACTGTTCTTGTCGTGGGGGTACTGGCGGAGAAACTCGCGGGCATGGGTGCGGAGCCAGTCGTGGTAATCGCCCAAGCCCGGTGCAACGGCATAGGTGGTACTGCGTACCTCATCAAGAAACGCCTGCCAATGGTGGCTCGAATGGCCGTCGGAATCTTTGTGGACACAGGCAAATGGGAATACTGAGACCGTCGTGGTGTAGTTTGGGACGAGGATAGTGTGTTCTAGGAGTTGCATCAGCCCGCTAACTCAACGATGGGAAAACTCGGCCCATAGTGGAACGGGAGGGCATGATCGCCACGCGCTTTTGTCCATATTTGCGTTCTGGACACCTCTCGCCGTTGACAGTCGGCGCAATACCGCACGACGACCACGGTAAACGGGACGCGCTTCCGCCGGTCGAGGACGCCGTGTGAGTACCGCCACTGATGTCGGCACCGTCGCGCCATGTGTCGGCCTCTAAGGTTCGTCGTTCGTGGAGGGAGGCACTTCCGTCTTTAACCACGCCAAGATACAGTCGAACAGGCTCGTTACAATACGGAGGGCCACAAGGGTAAAAAGGGTCGCAACACTCCCGCCAATCGTAAACCAAAACCCCAGGGTCACGCCGTCATGCCAGGTCCACATCGCCTACCTCCGCGTGTACTCCAGCATACACCACACGCCAAACATGGTTAGGAAGCCGACCACAAAGCCGAGGCCAAAAGTCGTCAACATGGCGGTTACTCCTCCCCTCGAATCGAGACCAACCGCAATTCCACTCGTGGTGTTGTGCGATCCACAGCCTCCGTCGTCCATTGGACGTGGGTAATGTGCGCGTCGTCCTCCACAAGACAGGCACGTTCCAACACATGAAACACCGCATCCAGCATACCAGGAACGTCCCGGCGGCGCAAGTCCCCCGGCCAATACGAGACATGGAGGGAATACGGCGGGCCATGCAGATGTCGTTCCATCGGGTGCCCCACGTTGGCCTTGACCTGCTCTACTTGCTCCTTGATGGCACTTAATGACGCTTCCCGCCACGTCGTAAACCGCTTGGTTGGATAGCGATGCCCCGTGCGGGTGATTTGTACGGCGTTTTTCCCTGACGGGCATTGTCCAGGGAGCACCAACCACACCGTCAACGCCCCCACTGACGAACGGACAAGGTTTGTTTCAGACGGTCTAGTTGGCCTTGAAACGAGCGAACAAAGGACGAGGCGGGGGATGGACACCCAGCACAGCCGAACCGAAACAGGGAGAGGGCCTTTTCAAGTTGACGGAGTTCTCGGCGCTTCGCGGCCTTGAAAGCTCGCGCACTTGGGTAGCTAAGTCGTCGGACAACAACACGCAATAGTTCTGGATGGTTCATCGATACCCTCCCCGTTCCGACGCCGGTTGGACCTCAATGATGCGGCAGAGTTGCGCCAAATCCCAAATGTTCAACTGCCCCCGTGGTTGAAACTTGTTACATTGCTCGATGTCGGGTGGCATGGGTTGTCGGGCTTCATGGCAAAAGATAGTCGGCTCGTTCTTCGTGCGGCGTTTCGTAATCAAGGAGTTGGTACAGCGAAAGCACAAGCCCTGCCCGTCGATGGAAGGACGTAGGCGCTCATAGAGCTTGGCCTGTTCAAACTGTGCTCGAACATTGAGGTTCGATGGGTGGTTATCGCTCGTATCGTCGGGGTCCAACATCGTTCTACTCCTCCCCCTCCAAGAACACAAGCGCTTGTTGGTAGCGGCGTTGCAACGACTCCTGTTCTTTTTGTGGTAACTGAGACCCCCGCGACAGGTTATGGCGCACGTCCGCGATTTTCACGGCTTTGGAGTCCTCGTGCTCCTTCGCACGTTGTAACGCGGCATGGTAAGACTCGCCCGGACGACGGGTCAAGCGATCCACTCCCTCCACCACCTCGACCGGGAACTCCATTTCCCGCAACTGGGCGAGAGTCAAATCGGTATCTTCTACAACATCATGGAGGACGGCAATGGCTTTTCTTACGTGGCCTTCGACGTTCGCCATTACCGTTAAGGGATGGAGGATGATTGGTTCTCCAGACTTATCGCGCTGGCCGTGGTGATGCATCAACGCGGCAAAGATAGCTCGCTCCAGCATTGCGTCCGAGGTCACGTCGCCTCCCCCCTCCCAGCACTGTACAGGTATCCCCTCGATTTGTCAAGCCCCTAGAGCAGGTTGAGGGATGGATAAGGGGGCATGGTGAGGAGCACATAAAGCAAGGGCTCCCAAAGGAGCCCCTACGCCACCTGCCCGAAGCCAGGTGGGGAGTCGTTTAGGCAGTATATGTTCTTCGGTTTCCCATGTCAAGCGCTTGAGTGTCAATTGACCCCAGGAGGTCGCTCCATACCCCCCTGGCTACCCCCTTGTCTACCCCCCACCCCTTACGCCACCCCCACCCCTTACGCAAAGGGTCCGGCCCGTGCTTGGCCTCACCACTATTTGTGAACCACCACCCCTGGAAGCAAATTGCGTGCCAACGTGGTGTATCTACTTAGATACAGAAGCTGGGCGCTGTATCCAATTAGGTACATACCCGTAACCCGTGTATCTACTTAGATACGTCGTCGGGCACGAACCTTGCACGTAGAAACCACACCCCGCCCTTCGACAAGAGCAAACGCCGTGCCACCGCGCCCAGCTTGGAGATCGCCGCGTACCGTAGGACTACGTGTTAAGTGGTATCCATTAAGATACGGTGACGCAATTTGCGGTCCTGTGACGACAATTTGCGGTCCTCAGTCGGTTATTGATAGGCATACTTTTTGCCTGCACAGGAAAATCAAGCAGTTATGTTATAACCTGGTTGTGGATATTTTCAATTAGGTGGCAAGGGGATTGCATCCTTTAAAGTAGAGGCGAACGTGGACACAGAGAGGACAACATGAAAAGCTCAAAAGAGTCGATTAGCCTGGCAAAGCAAGCGTATCAAGCGGCCAAACAACGGTATAACGAAGCTCGGCTCGCGTGTGAGGAGGCAAGGCGACGTTCCGATGAAGCCTGGCAGCGATACATGGAAACCATTAGGCACGGCTAATCCGTCAGTAAACGCGGACACGGGGCGGACACAACCAAAGGGGACACCATGAAGAAGCTTCTCGTTGGAACTGCTACCTAGTCGCCTGGCAAGCCTATGTCGAGGCACACCAGCAAGTAACTACAGATTATCGGATAGCGATTGAAGCCTGGCAGCATGTCGAAGCCTGGCGGCAAGAAGAAGCAAAGCGAAGGGAGGGGTCACATGCGAGAACAAACAACTAACATAGTCACAATCCCGCTACGGGGGGACAAGAGGAAGCATCCAACGATGGTGACGCTTCGACCTGTCACCTTGGATGAAGCCAAGGCTATGGTCTATGGGCAAGAGTTTTGGTATCATGATCAGCAGGGGAGAGCCGCACGTATTCGCGTCGCCTCACAAGTCAAACGCTGGAAAACCATGCCGGATCGGATCGAGGTTACGTTCAAGTTCGGGATGTATGAGAGTTTTCGACTGACAAGTGAACAAATTGTAAAGGAAGTGTTGACGGAAGTCGATCAATAGGCGTTCAAGGAGCGGGGTAATCGGGGAGTCCCACAAGGGACTGATAGAGAACCAGTAACAGGGGAGACTGACTGTGCGTACCTACACGGCTCAGCAACTTGTGGCAACTTTGCGGTGGGTCAAGGAACACCCCAACGGTTCAGTGTACCTTGGCCGTGCGTGTTGGCCGGATGAAACGATACCCGCCGATCAATGGCGGACATGGTTTCGGACCTGCTTAAACAAAAAGATCAATACCAGTTTACCGCAGGTCGGTCGGAAATGGTCAAGAGACTATCAGTTACGTCAATGGAGAGACGCACAAAAGGTCAATAATTACGCTCAGCATCGCATTGTTTACCCCGTCAACCGTCTTGAAACAAAAGAACTACAAGCAAGGTATCAATGGACTTACACCACGCTTGACAGCCTTTCGATTGTGTTGACTCCACGGAACGAGTAAGGGGGAAAATCACGTGCGGCAAGGGTATAGGCCTGAAAAATGGGGTTGGCGTACACAACATTAGAAAGAGGGACAACATGGAGAAATTAAAAGCATCCGCGCTAGTTCCGGCTCTTGCTTGGAAAGAAGTTGTCAGCGCTACAACGGGAGGCAAGCCCTGCTTCTTTGTCGCATTTCCCGTCATGAACTTAAAGCGTCGTAAGTACACGGTTGCATGGGAACGGGATCAGCAACGATGGGAAGCTTCATTCGACGATTTTGAGACTTGTTTAGTCCCTGAATCACATGGCCTATATGCCACGGTAAAAGAGGCGAAAGCCGCCTGTGAAGCGGATTACGCGGCTTATATCCACGGCTAGGCTCAACTGTGAGTTAACTGTAACACCCAACCAAGGGGGGCACAATGCCTACGACAAAACCGCAAAAGGTCGCTAAAGATCAAGAAGAACAACGCTCAGAAAGGCAAGCCGCCGCCGCCCTTGCGGGAATCCTTGACATGGTGGCCCGACTCCGCCACTCGCAGGAGTGTACGGGGGAGGATTGTACCCTGGACACGGCGACAATCAAGAGGGGCCTTAACTTGTACTACGAGAAAGGGGACTCGAAGTACGGGAAGTGTGCGATCGACGAGGAGCGTGCGGAGTACCATAACGCAGAGGATGCCGAACAGGTGATACACGAAGACCCATTATGTGTCGAGGTCCGCTCTGGCTGGACCAGGCTGGGTGAGCCGCTTACACCTGCCCAGTACACGATTCTCCTTGGTACAGGGGGACCCGCCTGTAGGATCATTGGATCATTGGACGAATACGGCGAGCCGGAATCGGCAACCATTGAGCATCAAGACTGGTTTACTCCCTGGACGGAGTACCTTCTAGATCAGGAAGAAGAAGAGGCCGTCGTGGACTATGCTCGGTGTTTCTACTTCGGGAGGTGATATATGGCTTATGAGGTCAAGGGGACAGAGGACGGGAAGTTGATCATGGTTGACTTACTCACAAAGTACGGCCAGCCAAAAGTCGGGCGTTGGTCTGTCGGACTCCGTGGCGGAATCCCTGACCGATGCGCTCACTGTCCCCTCGCAGATATCAGACCGGCCATCGGCTATACTACGTACCTAACTAGATGGGGTGGGCGGGGTGTTCTGGTCAAGGAAGGCTACTGTTCACAGCATCAACCGACCCTACAAAGAAAGAGAGGTAAGCGATGACTCCCCGTAAGCATTGGCCCCAATGGTTGCGAAACGCGGATACCGTTGGCGCTGTTGTAGAGGTACACGGAAGCAGCATTGTGTGGCTGGATGGCGTGTGGCGGGATGGCGTGTGGCGGGGCGGCGATCGGTCTTCACTTCGATAAGGAAGGCTATGCCGTTGCGTACCGGATTACACGGGCCGATGGTTCTGGCCGTTTCAATTCCGCGTATCGACAAAGAGCCGGGCGCGTCATTATTCGCGATGCCGCTCCGGCAGGGGCAGGCGTCTGCTCCGCTGGATTGCATGTCACGTCAGCGGCCCGTGCCTGGGCATATTTTGGAGTTGATCGGACATGCCAGTTTTGGCGTGTCCACTTTCACAAGAACGCACTACTGGATTGCGATGGCGAAAAGGCTCGGATTAAGGGCGGGATGTGCATGAAAATCCAGCGCCCTTTTTGAGGGGAGTAAGCCATGTTTCAACTAAGTATCCAGGCAACGGCAAAGGGCTATGCCGCGAAGGATCACTGGCGGCACATAGCGGACACCGAGTATGTCTGCTTCTCCACGTTTGAAGAAGTCAAGCAGTATCTTCGGACTCGGTACGCTAAGAGCAAGCGTGTCCCTATGTATGTCGATCAAAAGGACGGACAAACCCAGCAAGTCGGATGGGTGTTCGGCTTTCGCGCCGTTGACTTTTCCCATGCCCCGATTGAGCGCTGGATACAACAGGATTGGGTGCATGTGTACGAGATCAAGGACGTGCCGGTGCAGAGGATGAGAAGGGAGGCCGTATGAACAAGGACACCATCAAGCAGCTTCAGGCGGAGTACCTCACCACGGACAAGGCCCTTCGCACCTTAGCATGGGAGTTGACGGAGCTAGAAGGGATCGAGAAGGAGTTGATCGAGACCCGAAAGTGGTGGAAGAAAGCCCGGCAGGACGAACGACAAGCGAGGGCGTTACTCACGAAACCGCTTGAGGAGTATCGACTCCATCGGAGTCGGCACAAACTCAGACGTGGAGCCTACTTGGACCCCAAGGCGGAAGCCGTTAGGCAGCTTTCTCTCTCTCGCAAGGGGTACGTTCGAGAGTACGCGGCGCTTCGAGCAAAACGCAGGGACCGTCCGGCGGCCTTGTACGCGCTTCGCCAGAAGCAAGAGCTTTTGACGGTGCATCGGGAGTGCCTTGTGAGTCAACTGGCGTCGGTCGGCTTGCCCGTACCGCAATGCAATGGATTTACACGATACCGCAAGCACCGTAGTCCGAACGCGGAGTACGCGGTGCAAGCGGTCCTTGGCTTACCGGAAGCGGCGTCAATGATTAGGACGTGGTGGGCGGAGGTCGTGAACGACGTGGCCCTCAATACGGTTAACAAGAACGAGGTGGCGTGATGGAGCCGACTGTCTTGCAGGTCACTCCAGGCTTCCTCTCTCCATTGTTTTTTGGTATCAAGGTCCTGCTTTATGTCGCCCTATACGGCGTTGTCCTATGGGCGGCGTGGAGTCTTGTCCAGTGGCCGAAAGACAAACCGCGCCCAAACCGGAAGCGTGTCCAGCCGGACGGAAAGGACCTGACATGACCTGTCCCCGGTGTGCCGGGCTGATGATCGTTCAACCACCCCCTCAAGAGACGGGGTATTGGGAACCGGCGACGGACCCTCAATATAAGTGCGTGAATTGCGGGAATATCCTTGACCCCTGTATCCTTCGCAATCGGAGCTATCCCGACTGTATGGAACCGTAGGGAGGGCGAGGTATGAGCTTGCTTCTCGGTGTCCTGATCGGGCTTGCGTTAGCCGGGTTTCTGTTGCGTCTTAGGTAGTTGCACCGATCTATCTTACAAAGGAGGTTTGTATGGTGGACAGTAAAGCGGACATGGGGATTGTGACGGTGACACCCTCTCAGTTATTGGAGTGCCTCCGTTTTGCGGTACGGTTGGGGCGACCCGCCTTAATCGTCGGACCCCCCGGCGTCGGCAAAACCGCGATCATGAAGCAAGCGGCGGCGGCGGAGGGGGCGAAGTTCCAGCTCTCTCACCCTTCTGTTGAAGACCCGACACACCCGATGGGAATGCCGTGGTTTGCGGATGGAAAAGCCAAGTTCTACCCTTTCCCCAAAATCCTGGCGGCGTGTCAAGCCCAAGAATTACTGGTGTGGGGGCTTGACGATTTTGGGCAGGCCCCACCGGCGGTACAAGCCCCCTATGCCCAATGGCTGTGGGGCGGCGAATGCGGGGAGCATGTGCTCTCTCCCCATACCCGCTTTATTGCGGCAACGAACCGGCGAACCGATAAGTGCGGGGTGTCCGGTGTGCTGGAAATGATTAAGAGCCGCTTCCTCGGTGGGATTTATCACTTAGTCTCTCACCATCCCGATTGGGACAGATGGGCGCGGCTCCAGGGCCAACTGCATCCCTACGTGGTGTCGTATCTCCGCTTCGCTCCGCACCACCTGAACTGCTTTGAACCAAGCCAGGATATTGTCGCGTTCGCCTGTGAGCGATCGTGGGAGGCGCTCTCGGATGCTGTCAAGCAAAGCCCCCCGGCGGACTTGGAGTTGGCGATCTATGCCGGGATTGTAGGGCGGGGAGCCGCAACCGGCTTTTTGGCGCACAAGCGGCTGGCGCAAGCCCTTCCGACCGCGAAAGAGGTCTTAGCAGACCCCGACAAGGCCCCGATTCCCGATGAACCTTCGGCTCTCCATGCCCTCTGTACCGCGTTGGCGATGGAATACACCCGCGACACCTATCAGATATTTGAGACGTTGTGGGTGTATATCAAACGGTTGTATGCAGCGAAACCGAAAAGCCGTGTGGAGTTCGCCTCGGTCCTGGTCATTGACTGTTGGGACCAGTACCAGGGGTTGAAAACATTGCCGGTCTGGAAGAAGGAAGTGGAGAAACATGCCCTGGGGAAGTTCATCGCAGGTACATCGTTTGAAGGAGCGAGACCGGCGCAAACGTAGGACAAGGAAGGTCGTAGGATGCTGCTAAAAGTGGGCGACTTTGTACGGTCTTACACGACACCGCTGGAAGTCGGGGTAGTCGTGAATCTATGGCAGGAAACACAACTGAAGTGGGCGACTGTTCGTTTCGCTGACTTTAGTGTACGGCGCGGCAAATACACTTACGACGTTCAGCAGGTACTTGCACAAGACCGTCAATGGGTCTATGCACTCCCCATGAATGAATACTTGGCGCTACCGAAGAAAGCCCGACGATGGTTACAACGGGAGGCGAGAAAGCGATGATGGACACCGAAACGAAAATCAAGCAGGCGATTGTTGCGTTGATCCAGCACCGCCCCTTTTGGGGTGAGTTGGCTCTCCGTTTACGGCTTATCGAAACACCCGCGATACGGACCTGTGCGACGGATGGGACCTATTTGTGGTTCAATCCAGAGTACGCGAGCGCGTTGACCCCTCTCCAAACCCTAGTTGAGGTCATGCACGAAGTTGCCCATTGCGTGTACCACCATCCGCAACGCATTCCACGCCATGCCGACCGCGACAAGTGGCTGTGGGCGTGTGAGCACCCGGCTGACTTCTTGATCCAGGACGAGCAACTTCCGATTCCGCCGTGGTCTGTTTTGGATCAGCAGTATCGAGACTGGACCGCCGAAGAAATCTACCAGCAAGCCCCGGACTGCAAGAAGCCGCTGTCTTGTTGCAGCGGGTTTGGAGAGGGGTCCAAAGACCTGCCACGCGAACAAGGGGTCCGCCCTAATACCGCACAGGATTGGGAGATTTACGTGCAGCAAGCGGCTCAATCCGCGAAAATGCGCGGGATGTTCCCGGCGGGATTGGAACAACTGGTCAAGGCGCTTGGGGAGAGCGAGGTGGATTGGATGGCGTACCTCTACCGTTTCATCCAAACCGCTGCCGACCGAACCGCCTATTCATGGCTCCGCCCCAACCGGAAATACACCTCCTTCGGGTTGTACCTCCCCACACTGCGCGGGGAGCGCGTGGGGCGGATTGGGCTGGCAACGGATTCCTCCGGCAGCACCACGCGCCTCCTCCCCTCCTTTATGTGCGCAATGGAGGCGATCCAGGCCGAGGTCAAGCCGGACGAACTGGTGCATCTGTATTGCGATGCTCAAGTGCAAAAGGTTTCCATCTACGGACCTGACGACCCCTTCGATTATAACGTAAAGGGCTTCGGGGGCACGGCGTTCGAGCCGGTCTTTACATGGCTGGAACAAGACCCGCCGTTGTGTTTGATCTACCTCACGGACCTGGAAGGCTCATTCCCTGCGGAGGCTCCCCCATACCCGGTCCTGTGGGTCGTCCCGCATGGGACCACGATCACCCCTCCCTTTGGGGAGGTGCTCCCCATTAAGGTGCTTCGATAACCCGTAAGCTGACTGTGGGGGACTTTGTGAGGCATATGCTTACTTATCTCCCTTATGGGGCTGGAGTGGTAACCTGTTCAAAAGGCCAATGGGTCACGATTCTGTACTATTCCCCCATCGTTAACGACGGTATTCGCTTCGACTATCCACCTACCGAGTTGAGTGAAAGGGGCACTTGGCTTAGGCTCATGCAGCCGGGGGAGTTCTTAGCGCTCCCTCCCAAAGTACGGAGGTGGCTCATGTCCCGCGTAGAGGTGCCTCGATGGTCCGTAAACTGGCAGTAGGGGATTTTGTCCGGGGCACCTATGCGGTTGCTCCCTTTTGTGGGTTTGGGGTGGTGACACGCGCAACAGACCGATTGGTGACGGTCCTGTTTTACTCCCCAAGCGATGATTTTGGCTTCTCCCTCACCTATAGCCATGCCAAGTTGAGAGCAAGCACTCGATTTGCGCTTGTCCAGCCGGGGGAGTTTTTGGCGCTCCCTCCCAAAATACAGGGGTGGTTAATAGACCACTGTCCCCTCCCTGTCTCAGAGAGCGAGTTGACATAATGAGGCATCGCATGGCGACACACAGAAAACGCCCATGAATGCGCCAGGTTGAGAGTTCACCTTGAATTCAAGGCAGGGTATCTACTTAGGCAAAGTGAGCTAAACAATGGATAACACAGGTAAATTCGCTGTGACTTCATGCTTCAATTCAAAACTCGGCGAAACCCGGAGCGGCGGGGGTTCTCCAGCTATGGTGTATCCAAATAGATACATGTCGGGACAATGTGTAATGTTTTCTTCTACTTATCTTCTCTCTACTAGATATATATACTTAGAGATAGGAGAGACCCCCCTCTCAACCATGAACCGGGGGTGCGCCCAGATTTGAATTGAACCATGAATTTACGCGGAATTTCGCTTATGATTCAACAAGATAAGACGTCCGGCGTAAGTAGAAACCCGGCCTTGAATTCAGGTTGAACCCAGAAGGAGGCGGAATCAGGGCGGTTTTAGGCGAGTTGGTATTGAGAATCATTCTCAATTAGAAAAGGGGAACGATGGAGGCTCAAATGGGGACGGAACGGGTGCGGCGGCCTGTCGTCGGGGAGGTGTGGGTCGAAAGGTATGGTACTTACCTGTACCGGGTCGTTGGGGCTTTTCGGCCCGGCGTGTCTCCCTTCCCTGCTTTCGTGCTAGAGCGTGACGGCCTGGCTTTCTTTTGCCGTCTTTTAGGGGGCGACGGGCAGGGCCACGATGGGCTCAATTCTAGGTACTTCACGGAGGGACACCTTGTAGAAGGCGATTGGAAGGCTGTTCAATTCGTGGGGAGGCAGCAACGAGGTCATTGGCTTGAGCGAGGGGCTCGTCCTCTCTCCCTCGGTGAGTATCTAAAAAGGGGGTTGAAGGATGCACAGACAAAGCGGGCAAAAAAGGAAACCGGAAGTTGGCGAAGTATGGGTGGACGGACATAGATGGCGGCTGGGAAGGTTTATCTTAGAGGAGGGCTTGCCTCTCCAAGTCGTTGGTGTGTTTTCAATGGGAAAAAAGAGGGGTCACGTTCTCCCTTACCGCGATGCCCTAGAACAAAACGGGTTAGTGTTCCTTTGCCGTACCCTTACGCCGGTCCAAGTAGGTCATAGCGGGCGGGGTTGGCCTCGGTTAAAGAAAGTTGCCCTCGTCGAAGGGGATTGGGAAGTTGTTCAACAAGTCTGTAAGGAGAGTCGTGGGTATTGGCTGGAAATCAAGGCCCGCCTAATCTCTACCGCTGAATATGTGCGGTTGAAACAGGATGGGCGTCTCGTGCTTGACGAGTGACAGTCAGCGTGGTACACTACAAACCGTCCCTGGGGAGGGAATAACCATGTTCAATCATCGCGGAGCTCGCACGGCGCTTGCGTGGATCATCGTGCTTCTGTTGGTGGCCTGTGCCGCGGCCTTGGTGTGGGCCTGTACAGTGCAGGTGGTGTTTGGGCCGGACGGGACGATGTACCAGTGTACGACGTGCCCTGGCCCGGTCCCTACGACGACGTGCTTGCCGATTTGGGCACCGCCACCCCCGCCGCCGCCGTTACCCCTTCCGCTCGGCTAGAGAAAGGCCCCTAAGATGGAAAAAGGGGAGAGTCAACCGGACTACGAAGGTTTTGCAAAAGCGATACTCGATAATTGGCCGGATGGGGGTTCGATTGATCTTTGGGACCTTCAAGACGAAGCCATACACTATGGACTTCTAGTAGCGACATTGCAGGAGCGGCCTTGCGGCGAAAACTGTTGGTGTGCGGAGTTTCATGGTGTGAAACCGGACGGGACATTCAGGGAACCTGTTACCTGTTACCGGCGAGTATGGGTGGGATAATTACGCAGTAGAAGGTGCCGATAAGGAAAGGAGAGCAAGGCTGTCCACTACGGCTCTATCCATGCTTCAAGGAGGGCTTGAAGATGAGCAAAGTCAAAACCACCCAAGAAGCCCCTTGTGGGTGTTGGTACCGACATGGCCTTCGCATTGCGCTATGTCGTCTGCATGCAACCGAGGAAGCGACACGCGCTCTCCAGCGGGAACAGGATCGAGCGGGGGAGGATCGCAAGTTTCGGTGTGGGCACGTGGTTGAAGATGGCCGGTACGCGGGGATTTAGAGGGTAGATGAAACAATTAGGGTGGATAGACGGTTTATTGGTGGTCCATCGAGACGCCACTGGACTTGTGTTGGAGGTCTGTTCCCCTGATGGTCTATCTGCTCCTTTCCACTCCGCCCAATATGTGCAGATTGTGGAGCATCCCTCCAATAGAAGAGGCTGGCCTTCGACACTTCCCCCTGATTTTTACCGTTCACGCTACCCGCCCTCTCGCGGGCGTCATTTTTACCTTGTGTCCGCGAGACACTTGACTCCTTGCTCGGTGGGCGAAGCGTTGGCGAGAGCCTAGGAGGTGGACGATGGACCCCGACAAGTTAGAAAAGGGGCTCCTTGTTGAACACCGCCAAGCTCCAGGGCGTGTGTTTGAGGTGGATGAGGTCGCAGAACCGATGACTCTCGTTGGCTACGTCTTTGTCCGAATACAGGGTGCTCCAGTGCCCGGACGGGGGGATTTGTTTCGGGTTGATGGACACTCCGCTTTTGAGTATCCAGGGCGCTACTTAGTCCGCTTTAGCTCCATTTCTCCTTGTCGTGTAGGCGTAGTGCTGTCGCAAGTCGAACGCAGGGATGAATGACGCCACGCGAGACGCGCTCCAAGTGGCGGGACTTGTGCTGGCCTTTGTCCTTCTCAGCCTGGTGATCTGGTCACGGGTTTGGTTGTACTAACATGAACAAAGACAAGTGCGACCCCGGCCTGTTGGTGAGACATAAGCACTTCCCTGGCTCCATCTTTCAGGTAAAGGGGCCAAGCCCTCTCTCCGCAAACGCGGTGGATTGCCTGCTTTATCGAGGTCCTGGCCTTCATGTTTCGGCAGATGGCTTACTAATAAGCAGAAGCTCTTACCAGGAATGGATCGGGTATTATAGTTCTCTTGAGCTGATTACCGTAGGGGAGTTGTTCCATGTCGAAAGCGCCGTTTGAGGTCGGGACGTTGGTACACTGTACATTTTACCCCAACCGTTTAGCGGTGGTGGTGGCTTGCCCGGTCCACACGAATACGTCCCATGCGACAGCTTGCCGTTTTTCCTCTTCACCCGGAGAACGGGATTATCCAGCCCCTCCTCCTGGTTGTTGTTGTGAGTGGTATGTATCTTCTCGTCACCTGACAGAGGCGAGTGCTGGAGACTACTTTCGGGCAAGGGAGGCGGGGTTGTTCGCGGACATGCCTCAAGGGTAGGAACAACGGAGGAAGCCCAATGCCCCTTTACATTGACAACTCCACGCTGGCCGCGATGCAGACCTGTACGACGAAAGCCGCCTTACGCTACTTATGGGGGTACACCAACAAGGAACAGCGGGCGGAGTTGTTCAGCGGACAGGTGGGGCACCGAGTCCTTGCGGCCTACTTCGGCGGCGCGTCGATTGCCCAAGCCTTGACCTACCTTGCTCCGTACACCCAATGGGCGCAGCAGAACATCCCGACCGAAGAACGGCTGAGCGCCTCGAATGTCCAGGCGATCCTCTTCGCCTGGTTGCAAACACACCCGCTTACGAGCTTACCATACACCGTCCTTCCCGACTTGATCGAGGTCGGCTTTCAAGCCCCTTTGGACGACAATGGGGATATCGTACTTGTTGGACGCCTCGATGCCTTAGTCCAGGTGCGGGATCGCCTCCTCGTGCTTGACCATAAGTTTACAGGACGGATCACGGAGACGTGGCAGGGGAAGTGGCACCTCTCGTCCCAACTGAGTGGGTATGTCTGGGGGGCGCGGCATGGAACAGTACAAGGAGCCTCAATCAACCAATCCGTGACGGGTGCTCTGATTAACGTCATTGAGCTTCCCAAACTCCCCGACAATGACGAGTGGAAATGTCGGACCCACCATGTCAAGTACAAGGAATGTCGGCTCTCGCACGCGAAGGCGCAGTTGTTGGGGGAGTTTCCACGGGATGAAGAGTTCCTCAAGGGGTGGAAGGCGGACGCGCTTAAATTGGCGCGGCGGTATCAGCAGGTCATGGAGGAGGCTCCCACGATTCAATCTCTTCCCTCCCTCGCGCAGGAGGGGACGTTCACGAACGCTTGTCAATGGTGTGAGTTTCAGACTATTTGTACGACGCCAAGAAACCCCGACCTTGTTCAAGGAATGTTGGTGCATTCGCCGTGGGACCCGCTCCATACGGTGGGCGAGGTGGCGTGAATGAGAGAAGGACGGTGAAGGATGAAAAAGAGTCTAGCTGGGGCGTGGTCCTCTCTTCTAGGGCGTGGGATGGGAAGCCTCCCTAACCAGGGATTGTCGCAAGGGCCTAGTTCTCTGCCTGGCGCGATATCAACCACTAAGACAGTCCCAATCCCTGCTTCGATCCCAGACGGACTCTATTGCCTCACCTCCCTCCATTACCTTGTTCGGGTGGGTCCGTATTGCTACTGGATTCAGCGCAGTCAGCCGCTTGTTCCAACCGTGAGACAGATTCAAGCAACGGCGCTACGGCCTCAGTCTCTTGCCTGGTTGTCGGTCCTTATTGAGTTTCAGCAGGAGATTGAACTTCCGGCAGCGAAAGATGAAGCTCCGCAACGCGGGTTGTGGGTGTGGTTTTCGCCGGAGGTTGGGGTGGAAGTGGCGACGGTGGGCGAGGTCTTGACATACACACGGGCGGCGGAGTAAACTCACGGTTGGGGGAGGCGAGTATGATTCACATGAGCCACCAACAGCGTGTTCCTCTTTTGTTGGAGGAAGGAGATATTATAGAGGTCACAGTGGGTGAAAAGCTTTCCCTTGGGCTCATTACAAGAATACAGGAATGTTCGACGTGCGATGACGAGTGGGAGATATCTGTATTGACTAACCAGTTCGGGCTTATGACTGTCCATGACGGCCAGTGTCGAAAGTTGTCGGTTGCCGAGTGGCTCGCCCTCGACCCCTAACAACAAACGAATCTCCTTCACCCTTAACGTGCTTACGAGGTCTTACACATGGCTGATTACCCATTGATCCATTGTCTCGTGTATGGTGCCACCGGGATGTACAAAACGCGGTTTGCGGGCACTTTCCCGACTCCCCACCTTGTTCTCGCATTCGATCCTTACGATAAGATGACCCCGTTCTTGCAGCGCGGCAATGTCGAGCCTGTGCAAGACCCTTTTTATACCCAGCTTGGCCTTGAAGCCGTGCAAGTGTCGGACCGGCAAACCGGGGCGGTCCTTTCACGGATCGAGTATTATGCTGACCCGGACCCCAGCCAACCGACGGCCTACCAAAAGTTCGTGGATCGAGTTCCGTCGTTGTCCAGCGAAGCCGCCGGTTGGGGCACCATCATTTTGGACTCGCTCACCTTCCTCCAAAACGCCTTCCTTCGGTATGACGAAAAGGTCCTCAACAAACAATATAAGGAGCCTCGTCTCTACTATGCGGACTTGCGGCGGGAGTTGGTGTCGCAACTTCTGGCCCGTTTCGTGTGGCTCAAAACCAACGTGGTCGTGATCGCGCACGTCTCCGACCGGAAGGATGAGTTTGGGGAGGGCCTTCTGCGCGGCGCGAATGCGGTCGGGCAGTTGATTGGAGAGTTGCCAGCGGGCTACGGAGAAACTTATCGGGCCTACGTGAAAGCGGGCACGGGCAAGGAGCGCATGTTTGCCCTCCAAACCCAGGCCGACAACATTTGGTATGCCGCGAGTCAAATTAACGCTCCAGACGGCTGCGAGCCGACCTACGAGGCTTTATGGTCAAATTACAAGTAAGCAAAAAAAAGAGCACTCCGGTTCGTTGTGCGTGTGCGCCGGGACCCGACGATGAAGAGATTGCGGTCCCGTTTGTGTTGGTGAGTCGGCGCGATCGACGACAAGTACAGACGGTTCTCGACTATATGAACTTCCTTGGGCGCGTGTCTGGCCGTAAACACCCCTTGAGTTACCGGGAGGACCGCCGGTTTTTTGGCTCGGACTTTTATGTGAAGGGGCTTCGGAAGGATGTGCGTGAGTTTAGGGATTTCCTCCGCTGCTGTCGTATTCTTTAACCGAAAGGGGGTGGGGGCGATGACGGGGAATGAGTTGAAGGCGATCTGTGCTCGGTGGGGGATGGGTGTTGTCGCACAGGGGATTGGGGTGGATGGCAGTGCGCTGCGACAGTATACCCATCGAAGGACCTCCTCTATTCCAACTTCGACGGCGATCCGCGTCAAGTTGTGGGCTGAACTCAGTGAGGCGCAAGCGTTGAGGCAGTCCCTTGAGGAACTGCGTGACCTGCACGTATCGAAGAAGCAGCAAGTGTGGTGGCGTCGATTCTTCGCGTGGACATAGGTTCGACGGCTCCCTACAAGCAGCCGTTTTTCTGTTTACTCAAAAGGAGGAGTAGCGTTATGGGACGAATTGTACCAGTCGGCGTGAAAGAGCCGTTCGAGGTGCCACCGCAGGGGTTGATCCTGTGGCGGGTGGACAGCCTCACCGAAGACAAAATCGGGGACATGGCTCAGGTGGCGTTTCGTGCGAGCTTGGCGGCGCTGGAGCCGCAGGAGGTGGTCGGCTTGACGCACACCGAGTTGTTCTTCATTGGGACCGAGGAGGACCCCAATGCCTCTCAGGACGAAACCTGGGTGAAGCGGGCCAGCCGTCTCAAGCAGTTTGTGGAGCATTGTGGCGTGACGTTCGAGGGGCAGGATACCGACTTGGTGTGCTCTGCCGTCAAGGACCGTCGAGTGTTGGGCTTGGTCACGCATAAGCAGGAACCTGCACTGCGTGGAGGGAAGGAGAACCCATACGCAGGTCGGACCCGTGCCAACGTCTCCCGGTGGTTTGCGGAGGGCGAAAAGGCCCCCCATGTCGAGAAAGGGGCACCACCCGCAAATGGGAGCCAAACGATCCCGCCGCCGACCCCGCAAGCACAGATGGCGAGGCCGGTCGGTCCAGCCCCAGCGAGGCCGATGGCGGCGACATCCGCGATCCCGAAGCGGATTGGAGGGTAGACGCGCGTTTTATGGCGGTAGCGGGAGTCGCTTAAGAGGGACTCCGTAGTGTGCATACCGTTACCGCCCAAAGGCGGGTTTTGCCGGTTTCCCGCCTTCGGTAAAAAATCGGCTTTTTGTAGTGGGTGGGAGGCATGTATGGCGCAGCTTGAACCGGGCTGTTTTGTTGATGTACACGGCAGTTATTATGAGTGCCTGAAACGGGAAAAACCGCACTCTGACTGGTGGTATACGAGGTGGGTCGGTGGAAGGTGGCCGATGCGCCATACTTCATTTCATACTTGTGGTTTTACGAAACCCCACTCGTTTGCTCGTTGGATGACACGAAAGGATGGACGACTAGGTGGATCATGGCTCCTTGAGCACATTTACCCGCGACTTTCCTTGGCTGACTACCTTAAAGGGCGTGAGGATATTGAACGTGAACGGAGTCGATACCAACAAATTGACTTGCCGGGTACTCAATGTCCTGAGTAGGATTGCTCAACGAAGTTGGAGCGAACTGTGTCTCCTTTCATCGAAGCCGGGACAATCGTTCGAGTGACGAAACGGGGGTGGACGTATTTCGAGATATGCCGCTCTCTGTCTAGCCCGTCCTTCGCAAAGACGAAGAACCCTCCTTTGTTCCATGTAGTATCGGTCCAGGGTGCTCCTCGTTTACCCTGTTATGCCTGCAAGCCTGTCGAAGATCGCGTCAAGGCCGATGGAGACGACAACACTCTCCATTTCCTGGCAGGTGAGATTGAACCGGCGACGGTCGGAGAGGTGTTGCACATACAGGAGGGCGCGTTGTGACGAAAGAAGAGCATTCTCCACCTTACGAAAACGGAACATTAGTCAAGTTGAATGCAAAAGGGAGAGGGTACTTACAACGGGTTAATTTACGCGCCGCTTGGGTCTTACGAGAAGGGTGGGAGTTCGGTGCGAGCGGTTTGCTCAAGATCGAGGGGTCTATGATTTCAGCAGGGGTCCGCTACTATGCGGCTCGTCCCTATCCTGCTGGGGCTGGACTCCTCCGTTTGCGTGAAAACGAAGTAGACCGAGCCACAGTTGGTGACGTACTCCAATCCAGCGTGAAGGAGTAACGGGTCTATGCCGCCGTTGGAAGCCGGGATGTTGGTTGTCTTGACGGAGGAGGGGAAGAGGCATCTCCAATGGCTGTCCACTTATCACACTTCTGGAGGAGCGAGACCAGGCTCCGTCTTTGAGATTTTTACGATCGACACCGTACAGAGTTTTTCGATTACGCTCCTCTACTACTGCCACCCGATTGGAGTGGGAGAGGCTCGTCTCTTTGGGTGGACACCCGAAGAAATCAGACCAGCAACCGTTGGAGAGGCGCTTGCAGCATGCACCGTCGAGTCCTAGGTTGGGGCAACCCACACGCCCGTATTGTGTTCATCGGCGAAGCCCCCGCCAGTGAGGAAGTCGAGAAGGGGGAGCCGTTTGTGGGCGCGGCAGGGCGTGTCTTGACGATGTGGCTCAAGTGGGCCGGCCTCACTCGACAGGAGTGCTACTTTGATAATCTCGTGCAATACCGCGTCCCGAACGACAAGCTGGCCTTAGTCAGTAAGGAATCGCTGATGCCGTGGATCGAGGACCTCCATCGACGCCTTCAAGCGTGTTCGCCGGTCGTGCTCGTCCCACTAGGGAACTATGCGCTCTACGCCCTTACCGGGAAGGGCAATGTCCATTGGCATAGTCGGGATGGGAAGGAGAGTCGCCCCGGCATTATCGCCTGGCGAGGGTCGATCCTTCCGTACACCATGCAGGATGGGCAGGTGGTCAAGGTAATTCCGACGATCCATCCAGCAGCCACCTTCCGTCAACCCTCCTTAGAGCGGCAGGCCCTTGCCGACTTTGAGCGGATTCGAGACGAAGCGCAGCATCCCGACCTCCGGTTGCCTGTGCGTGAGCATTTTATTACACCGACCTTGCCCGACCTCGAAGCGTTCTATCACGAGACGCTCGCTTGTTACGACCCGATCCTGGCCCTCGATATCGAGAACCCCCGAAAGGAGGAGCGCATCCCGCTTCGGGGGGAGGATGGGGCTCCCCTCCGCTACAAAACCGGGAAGTTGAAGGGGCGGATCAAGCATCAGACCGTGAAAGGGGACCCCGACATCCTCTGTGTGGGGTTTAGCCGCGATCCCCTGTTTTCGTTGACGGTCCCGACCACCCTCGATTACTGGAAAGAGGAGGCGCGTCTCGCGGCGGCGTGGACGTGGATTCAACGGCTCTGTGAGTGTGAGGCGGCGAAGGCCCTCCACAACGGACACTACGACTTATGGTACTTGAGCGACCGAAGGATTGGGCTGACGAATTGGAGATACGACACGCTCCTGATGCACCACTGTTTGGACCCATCCGCCCCCCACTCCCTCGCGTTCTGTGCAAGCGTGGACACTCGTGAACCGTATTGGAAAGATACCGCCAAGGACCCGGATACGGCCTCGAAGTACACCTCGAATTGGAGCGCCTTTCTCACCTACAACGGGAAGGACGCGGCCGTGACACGGGAACTGGCGTCAGTGTACCGTCAACGGTTAGAGGGGTCTCACCGCGCCAACGGGAAAACCGGGTGGGACATCTATCAAGCCCTGTACATACCGCTGTTTGCTCCACTCCATGACCTGGCTCGGTGGGGTCTCCGTGTCGATGAAGGGAGACGACAAACCCGCTTGGCTGAGTTACAGGCGGCAATGGCCCAAACACGCCAAGACTTGACTCAGGAGGCGGGTGTTGAGTTGTACGGGAAGAAGGGGTTATCGACAAAACGGCTGACGACCTACTTCTACACGACCCTGCAACTCCCGGTTCAACTGGCGAAGCGCACCACCGGGCACCGCACGGAGAGCGCCAACGAGGTGGCCGTTCGCAAGCTGATGACGCGCTTTCCAGATCGGTTCCCTCAACGGGTCGGCACGCTGATCCTGACCCATCGGCGGCTCCTCCAACTTTCGACGTTTTACCAGGAGAAGCGGGTGGACCCGGATGGGCGTTTACGCTCCTCCTATTCGATGAACACAGAAGCGGCTCGGTTATCCTCTAGCGCCAATCCTCAAGGGACAGGGTCCAACGCGCAAAATATCGACCGGGAAGCGCGGGATATGTTTCTGGCGGATGAGGGGTGCCTAAGTGCGGAGGTAGACGGCGCACAGGCCGAAGCACGACTAGATTACCTCCTCGCCTCGATGGTATCCGGGAACAGAGACTTGCTTGAAAAGGCCCGACTTCGGCCTGACGAGTACGACCAACATAGTGAAAACACCACCCTCATCTTCGGGGTGACAGAGCGTGATGTGTCGCCGGACGAGTGGGCCAAACTCCGCTACTTCGGCAAGAAAACCGTGCATGGAAGTTGGCGGGACCTGCACGGTCAAAAAATGGCGGATGAGGTGCTCAAGGACGGGTTTGTGAAAACGAAGGAGGAATGTCAACGGCTGCTGGATACCTACGGGGCGCGACTCCCGGAACGCCACGACTTTTTCCGGTGGGTCCGCGCTCGCATGATCCAGGACAAGTATCTTGAAAATGTGTGGGGCTACCGCCTCTCGTTTGCCTACGACCGCTTTAACGAGGACACCTATCGGCGAGGGTACTCATTCGACCCGCAATCCAACGTGGCGCTCTGGATGAACCATCAGGGGTTCGTGCCGGTTTGGTCCCGCCTTGCCAGTGGCGGGTGGAAAGAGGGGCGCATTAACCTCCAGGGCCACGATTCGTTGCTCTTGTCTTTACGCCCCGATACAGCGTATGATGTCATTCACTTCCTCGTTACGTCGTTGGAACAACCGAGGTCGTATTACGGCTTCGATTTGTCGATTCCTTGTACCATGAAAGTCGGTTTGCGGTGGAAAGGAGGACATGAATGGAAACGGCTTCCCAGCCGCCAGGAGTTCGAGCGGGTCGTACAAGACCTTTACGGGTCCTCGTTGCCGGGTTGATGGAGGCGCAAACGCGGGACTTGACGCGGTGGCTCAAAGACCATCCCGTTGACTTGACGTTTACCGGACAAAAAAGCGATCACGCCATTACCTCGTTTCGGGGAGACCTCGATTTCGATGTGGTACTGATCTCTAAATTTTGCCGACATGGGCTTTCAAAGACAATACGGGAACGGGCGAATGGGCAAATCCCACTTCGCTATGTGCCGGGTGGGTTGTCTCGCATCGAACGCACGATTCACGAGTGGCTGCGAAAGGAGAGATAGATGCGTGAGTTGGACCGGACCTCCAACTTTCTCCGTCTCTACTTACACCATTGCGGCCACAGTGAAATTCCGGCTCAATGGCACTATTGGGCGGCGATGTCGGTGTTGGCGGCGTCCGTGGCGGATCGCGTCTGGGTGCAGGCCGATGACGCCCGCCGTGTCCGATGTAACCTCTACGTCATGTTGGTGGGGCCAAGTGGGAGTGGGAAGGAACACGCGATCACGAAAGCCGCGAAGTTGGCCCATGAAGGGGGCGGCGACATTATCAACCTGTATGCAGGGCGGGCCACTCGTCAGCATATTCTGGATCGACTAGGGAAGGGGGTGCAAGCAGCGGATGGGACGACACTCCTCACCAACTCGAAGCTGTACTTGGTCACGGAGGAATTGGGGTCGTCGTTGCGAACCGGGGAACACGGGTGGGAGTTGATCTCGTTTATGACGGAGTTGTATATTCCCCCTCCTTACCCTTACCGGGACGGGACACGGACCAGCGGGCAGATCGTCCTCATCGACCCGCTCTTGAACTGGCTGGCTGGGAGTACCGAACAGTGGTTGAAGCGTGTGGTGCCGACGGATGCGATGGAGGGCGGCTTTTTCCCACGCATTGTGACCGTGCGAGGGCAACGGGATCACGCGACGCGACATCCAAAAATTCGCCTCCCGGAGGATGTCGAGGAGGTGCGTGAACACCTGCTTTGGCGTATTTCCGGGTATACGTGGCTCCAAGGCGCGATGAGTTTGACGCCGGACGCCGCAACTCGAAGGGAACAGTGGTATATGGATGTCCCCCCTCCGACCACCGTTGAATCGGACCCGGTGTTCAATCGGCGGGATGAAATGATCCATCGCTTTGCGGCCTTGCACGCTTTAGCCGATTGCGAGGCGGTGCCGCAAGTCCCTAGTGTGCCACCCAACATCGAATTGAAGCACGTCGAGTCCGCGATTGAAAGCTGGGAGTGGATCATGGGGGAGGTGCCGAAAACGCTTCGGCTGTCCAAGGTGACACCAAGGGCGGAGATGGTGGAGTATGTGCGAGAACTCCTCCAACGGGAACAACAGATGGATCGGTCGGCTCTCCTTCGCAAGGTCGGGGGGCGTGGAATGGTAGCGAAGGACCTGGACGACTGCCTCACCACCCTGATTCAGGGGGAGGAAGTGGAATGGAAGGAGTGCGAAGGCCGGTTAGGGAAGCGAAAGGTGGTGTATTGGTGGACCAGTTAGGGACGTGCGAGGTCGGGGATTGGGTTGAAGCGAGGGCGTGGGGGAATGACCCCCCTATCCTCCTCCAGTTTGATGGGTGGAAACCATGCGGTAAGGACACAACTGCTTGTGGGCATGTTCGAGGCCGTTCGGTAATAGGGCAACGTCTCGACCTCCACGTTAGCAGAGCCCCCAAACCGGCTCCATTGAGCGTGGTGTTCGCCGCACTCAACGAGGTGAAACGACCGTGACGTTTGAAGTTGGACAGTGGGTTTATGTTGAAAAGGGACGGTGGGCTCGTAATAAGCAAATAAAGCCGGTCGTTGGTTGTATCCGGGCGATTTCCCCGTGTCAACCTGCTGGCTTTCCTCCGGCTTTCCACCTCGACCTCGGTGATGGCGAAGTCGCCTGTACTCAGTTTTACCACGTCAGGTTGGCGACGGTTAGGGAGGTGCTTACGGTGAAGGGAGTGACATGAAGTACACCGAAAAATACCCCAATGCCGTAGCCTTCGACGTGATGGATGAGATGGGCGTGAGCGACTACTTCGGCCCATGCGCGGGGTGCCAGGACTGGACGTATTGGTACTCCATCGTCGATGAGGTGTTTATGTGCGGGGAGGAGTGTTTCGCTCGCTACCGGCACGAGAACCGTGAGCGTGGCTATGCCTTTTAAGGTAGGACAGTGGGTATTGGTCCAAGACGGGGACGGTGAATCTGCTGTCGCTTGTATCCAAGCGGTTGCGCCCTGCGGCAGAACGCGCAACGATGGTAAAGCGGTCCACCTCGACCTCGGTGAGTTGGGAGTCAAATGTACGCAGGTCTACACCGTGCGCCTTGCGACGGTCGGGGAGGTGCTTGCTGCGGGCCATTGACTACACCCAACACGCCACCGTTCTGTGCCATGATTGTATGGGGCCTGCGGTGCCTGGGCGGGTGCGGTGTATGCGGCATCTGCTCATGCATAATGAGCGAGTACGCTTAGCGAAAAAGGGGGTGAAGGCCGATGTCCTCCCTGTCCCTCAACGTCCTATCTCAATGTGGCCCCGCCCGGTTGCTCCCAGTTGGGTACAAGGAGGTCGTGTACCCGTGAATCGACAAGCCCTGCCAGCCCGACGAGGCTGTATTACCTGGAAAATGAAGGCCGGGGGGAGGACCGTCTACTTGACAACGGACATGGCTCGCCCCCTCAAAGAGTTGTTTATTCGCGTGAAAGGGAAGGACTGTACGGCGGAGGTAGTGGGGTTGTATGATGTCATTGCGCGGTTGGTGTCCTTGTCACTGCAATATGGAGCCCCCATCTCCAAGGTGGGGGACTTGCTATTGAATACCAAGTTTGAGCCTGCCGGGGCCGTGCAGGGGCATGAGTCGATTCGTTTTTGCTCCAGCTTGGTGGACCTTGTAGGGAAGCATCTCCTCATTGAATGTGGTGGAGGGAGGGAGGACCTGGCGATTCGCCATGCCTCCAGCAAAGATGGCGGGACAAACACGGCCTTTTGAAGTGGGGGAGCACGTTTCGGTTACAATCCCCTCGCATGGGCGTATTCAGGGAATGATTATTGAAAGTATCGCTTGTCCACTGGCGTCATGTGGGTGTCACCATCTCGTAATCCTGGAAAAAGACGGAACACGCCACAGTCGCGTCTCAACAGCAGAGCATCGGGACCTCGAACGGCTTACGGTGGGCGCTTTTCTCCAGGAAGGAGGGATAGGGGATGTCGAACAGGCCTTTTGAGGTCGGGGACCTTGTAGCCATTGAGGGGGCAGGCACTCCTTTATTCAAGGGAGAGGTGTTATCCATCGAGCCATGCGCCCCTCCAAGTTGCTCCTGTTCATGGTTGCGAGTTCGTCAGCAGATTAAGAAGGCGTGGGTAGAGCGGTGCTTTTCAACCCGTGACTGTACTATACGGCATTGCACCATTGGGGAGGCGCTCAATGAGGCACGCACCCTTTGTTGATCTCATCGGGTTTATCGTAGTCCTGGGAGTCGCTCGTCTCGTCGGCTGGTGGGTGGAACGGCCCCTTTCGAGGAAGTAGGTCGAAGTCGTAGCTAGTAGTCAGCGCCGAGCGGCGTCAATGGCTGGGCTTTCAGCAGTCGCTCTGGTAGGTCGGGGAGTGTCGAAATGGACGGTGGGTGCGGTGTCGGCGGTTGGGCCGGAAGCCGCGAGGGGGGTGATCCCCCTTGAGTGAGGCGAGGTCCAGGCAGGTTGGGGAGCGCCGTCAAGGAACCGGCTTTCACTTGCGTATCCAAAAAGTCCTTCGCCTCCTGTGCGAAGGCTTGCGCGTTGGCGAAGGCCACGGTCCGGGCGACGAGTTCGGTATTCTGGCCTAAGACACCGTCGGCGATGTTACGGAGAAGTGAACGACGTGAAAGGACGTAACCAAGGGCCGTCGGTCCAGCAAGCACCATAACGTTGGCTGGCGTAACCGAGGGGCCTCCAAAAGGGGTTGCGCTTAACGCCGCTAAAGCCGTCGCTTGGCCTAGGAGAACGGCCACTGTTCCAAATTGAGGGGCTTTCCGTTCCGCGACCTCTAATGCGAGCGCAAACCGTTGCAGGTCCCCCTGTGTCGTCCCTTCGAGCAAGAAGGCTTGGTAGTCCCTTCCAAGCGCGTTAAACCCCGCCAGCAGCTTTTTTCCGTCGATGTGAGCGGGCTGCGTTCCGACCATCGTGCGGCGTCCAGGCATCCCCAAGGCTTCAGCGGACGGCTTCACCGCGTCCTCGATAATATCATGGATCATGTAATGACGGATGGTCTCCCATCGTGCTGGAATAGCGTTTTTCACAGCAAGAGCGGTATCGAACTGGGATTTGGAGCGCAGCATCGTAGCAATGAGTGAAGGGTCTGTTTCAAGCCGCTTGGCAAAACGCACAATGAGATCATTCTCAAATTTCTCGGCGATTTCATCCCGCCAGAAGTCACGAGCAAACTTGTAGGATGCGGCGGCCTTCCCCGTCGGATCGAACCTCAATGCCGCCTTATCCATCTGAGCAAGGAGTTCCTGCGCCATGATTGAGGCTTGGCGTCCAGCCTGTCGCTGTACGGGGTCTGCGGCTCCTTCATTCTCGCGCCCAATGCGGAGCAACTCACTCCGAATCCGTTGAGCATCTGTAAAAGATGTGCGTTGGGGGCCAGCGGAACTTGCCGCCTCGAATAAGGCCCGTGGTCCAGCGTAGCCTGGAATGGGCGGTTTGCCCTCCTTGATAATTTCACGAATCTCGAACTGGCGAGCGAGTTCTTGGGAAGAAGGGCCAATCGTCATGTACCGTAAAACGGACGACATCGGGACTGTGACACCTCCTTGAGACAACTGATCAACCACAGCAAAATGCCCGGCTCCAATCGCTTGCTTGGCTTCGTGGGCGAGGTTGTAGTGCTTGAGTGTCCGTTGGCCGAGTTTGGTCAAGGAGCCGAGGCGTGGAACGAGTTGTTCCTCCACTTGCTGGGCCAGTTGGCTCACCGCCTGCTCCATATCCGTCGTCATTGCCTTCATAAAGAGGCGGCCACCAACTCCTGCTTCTCCTAAGCCTTCCGCCAATCCGGGGATGAGAGGAACGTCTTGGCTCAGTTGGGACAGCTTCAAGGTCGCGCCTTGTGGTTCAAGCGCGGCACGAGCCTCACGGGTCGCAAATGTCGTAGCACCCGGCGCAAAAGCCCGTTGGCGGAAGGCGCCCAACCCACGCACAACGCCTTGAGTGCCCAGATCGAACAGCGGATACATCAGCGCGTTTTCAGCCCCGTGCTCCAGCGATGTCGCCAACGAAGAAGGAGGAAGTGTCGTCGTAACAGGGCGGAGTTGCTCAAATGCGACTTGTCCGGCTCCGCCCCCTACACCACTAGCGAGGGCGGACGCCCCCATGCGCCCGCCAAGCCTCGATAGGAGGGGGGTCGGAAGCTGCTTGGTGGCGACGGCGGCGACACCTCCCGCGAGGGCCGGTCCCCAGTCCTCTGCGAGGTCCTGAAACTGCTCCGCTGTCGTCGGTTCTGCGGCTTGCGTGAGAAACTCGTCCGTGAACCGTTCCCGAAGCGCCTGTCCTTGCGGCGTCGTTCCGGGAATAGAGGCGAAGTCGGGGTATTGAGACTGGAGCCAGCGTTGTGTAATTAACAACTGCTGATCGCGGGTGCGCCGTTCCCAATTTACATCTTGGTTAATGACGCCCGTATGGAATTGCTCCACCAGTGTTGGAGAGTCCGCCATGTTTAGGGGATCATCCCCGCCCCTTGTTTGAGGCGTTTAAGCATGGTTGGGTTTTCGGGTAAAAATTGCCGTTCAGCTTCCGATGGGAGGGGGGTAAGGAGCCCTTCACGGACTTGAATGCGGGCTGCAATGGCGTCAAGCCGTTGGATGTTTTGGAGCGTTTTTTTGGTGTTCGAGATAAACTGTTGTGAGCTGTTGCTGGTCACATCGGGGAACACCGAGAGGTAGATGTCATACTCAGCCGGTCCAATGTTGGCTCCAGCCAGTGCATTAATTAACTCAGCTCGCAATCGTTTTACGTCATTATTGAAATCCGTAAAACCAGGGGGAGCCGTATCCATCCAAGCCTGAAAAGCCCTTTTCTTCCCTCGCCACCCAGCCGCTCCCCCGAACCAGTCTGGGTGTTCTTGGGCCTGTTGTAGAAGGCTCCGCCCCACCTCAATTTGGTTAGCTCGGCGTTGTGCTTGCCCCCTCTCTTCGGTGGACACGCGCTCCGGGATTGTGATGGCGGCTCGGCGTTCTGCTTCCGCCTTCGTCTGTGCGAGTTTCCCTGCCAGGTCTAAATAGTCCGGTGCCTGTCCTTGCTTCTTTACCGCCTCTAGGGTCATCCCGCTTTCAGGTGAATGCGCGACAGCGGCCTGCGCCTCAAACTCATGTGCCGCCCGCCCAACTTGTTGCGGGGTGGCCCATGGAAGCAGGGTACGAGCCGCTGCCTCTCCAAACGTCGTGGCGGGGTCTAACATCCGTTGAATGGAAGGTGCAAGCGGGATGTTGGGGAGAATTTGGGCTGTGAGCACCGCCGCTTCCGGAGGAGAGATGCCACGGCGTTGGAGGGCGAGAAACACTTGTTGGGTGCTGCCTTCAAAGCCCCGGAGCACCTCCCTAATTTGTGCCGCGTCGAGGGGGAGGTTGCTGGTTTGCGCGATATTCAAAGCGTTTTCTTGCGGGTCAAAGCGGCCTACCAGTGTGTGTGGGTCCACTTGAAGATCGGCGACATTCCGCACAAGACCCTGAATGGGTGAGGCCAACGCACTCGTAATTTGGGCCTTGCTGAGTTCTTCGAGGTTTGGGGCGAGGTAACGACCGCGTTCACCTTCTGGAAAGTACCCAGAACTGCGGAAAGCGAGGTGGGTAGCAAGAAGCGGGGGCATCCCCCTCTCCACCGCTTGACTATAAGTCGCGTCAAAATTCGCCTTTTGGAGAATGCTGACTTGGGCGGCGACAGCGGGGGAATTCCCGACCTTCATTGCATTAAAGAGATCAACCGGGTTTACCAGTTTCCCTTCTTGCCGGGCTTGCGCCATTTCAGTTTGGAGGTATTTCCGAATCGCTTGTTGTACCGGGTCCACTGGGATGGAGACGGTTCCCTGCCCCACTTGGAGGTTGATTGTGCTTTGCCCCGTCGTGGTAGGGGCATTGAAAGCGTGAGGAATGTAGGCTTCCAGCAATCCAGAGGATGAAGGTGACGGTGCTGGTTCTCCTGCTACGGTTGAAGAAGGTGCCCCCTGTGTTGAGCCGAGGGCAAGACCCACCGTTGCTTGACTGGAGGGTTGAACTTGGCCTCCCGTCTGTAGGGATTGGCCCCACATATGCGGAGAGAGATTGAGTGCCTCCCCAACCATAGCACGGTTCAGTTGTGCGCCTTGTGCAATCGCGGAATTGGCAAGGCGGCGGCGGTGGGCTTCATCGGGTGTATAGAGCCGCTCTGCCAGTCCTTTTTGAAGGATAGAGTCAATCGCCCCTAGATTACCTGCTTTAGCCGCCTCAGAGAGAAGCTGGTCATTCATGCGCTGTTCGGAAAGGCGAAGGCCCTCTTCCCGCTGTCGTTGGTATTCGCCCCGCATTTGGACAAGGGACCCCATTGAGGCGGCTTGGAGGAGGTTCCCTGTTGCCTGTGGATTGAGGTAACCCAGGGCTCCCCCTCCACCAATGGCGAGTGGGAGGAGGAGGCTCCACCAATCCGATGACGGCGACGGCGAAGGGGGAAGCGTCGATGGCCCTTCTAAGGGGAACGTAGCAGGGTCGGTGTACCAGTGGCCCGGCATCGGTTATCCTACAAAGCGTCCAAGCGGTTGTTGATGGCGACGGGCCATAAACGCTTGCCAGGATTGGAGGGCGCTGTCTGCTGTCGGTCCTCGATAGGGGCTGCCTCCAACTTGTGGAAGGGGAGAAGCTCGTGGCGTCTGTTGTCCACGCAACGCGCCGCCAATCGCGGACGCTCCTGATCCCAGCGCCATTGCTCCCATCGCTTTGTCGGCGGGGGTCCACTTCGAGAAATCGGGGAGCCAGTCGAATGTGTCGCCGGGGCTGGCGGCGGTGTTGGCGGAGGCAGATGCGGCTGCTGTAGGATCAAACGAGGACGTGAAGCGGGAGATTTGATCGACGGGTCCAGTTGGCCCAAGTCCAGACGGAAGAGGTGAACTGGAAGGGAGTAAGCCAATTGAGCCTTGTAAGTAAGCGTCGGCAGGGCTCCAGAAGTACGCGCTGGCCGGGTTTAAGTAAGCGTTGGCGGCTTCTCGATTGATCATGTCCAACACCGCTGGGTCCTGTTGAACGAGAAGGCCCTGTTGCGCCCCCTGTTGCGCTCCCTGTTCCGCCTCCTGTTCAAGAGCGGCCTTTGTTCCCTCCTCAATCGCGACCTTTGTGCCGGTAGTTGCCGCTTTATCAGCTAACGCCGCCGAGAGCGCCTCTGCACCACTTCCCAATCCATAGCCACCCACCCCGCCAAGCCCGCCGGACAGGGCCACTCGTTCAGGCGGCTGTCCTTCGATGACGCTCCCTGTCGTGCCTCCAACGGCTCCACCGATGGCTGCCCCGACTGGGGCCAAGCCAAAAGGAGCGCCAATCGCTCCCCCGATGATTGAACCCGCTAACGAGCCGTATGTTCCACCACCCATTGCGCCCCCTACTTACCGTCCGTGACGCTCCTCGATTGCTGTTGCAGCGTCGGAGGCAGCATCGACCCGCCAAAGAGCCCCGTCGTGGTTTGTTCGGCCAACCCCTGTTGACGGAGGTAGTCCATGTATTCCGACTCCAGTTGTTCCTGGACGACGCCGCGTTGAAGTTGCCCCGCTCCAGTAAAAGCGCCTAATGCATTTTGGACCTGGGATTGTTCAAGCTGTGTCATTGGGAGACCGTAACCGAGGACAAGCTGTCCTGCAACCTTGGACGCTTCTAGCTGCCGCATCGCCTCTTGATTCCCAATGTTCGCAATCAGTTGCGCGGCATTTTGTCCTAATTGTTCACCTTGTCCAAGAAACTGCCCACCAAGTTGCTGTTGGGTGAGGCCCCTCTGTTGAAGTGCTTGAGAAGCGGTCAAACGGTTGGCGAGGTCGTTCTGGATAAAGGCAGGCATCGCCGATGCGAGGGCGTCCCCGACTGCGACTCCAAGCGCCGGAGACTGTCCAAGCCCCTGCAACGCAAACTGGTGTTGGATGACGGGGAGCGCGTTGATCTTGAACGCCTCAATCGCAGCCCGTGTGAGAGGGCTATCTCCCAGATTCCCGGTCGTAAAGGGGAGGAGACCGGCCTGTGCTTGCGGGAGAACCGTTTGTGCGCCGTTGTAGGCCGCGTAGCCGACATCTGAAATTGTGGGGTTTCCAAACACATCCGGCATAATCCAGCGCTCCTTCTAGACCACAATTTGAGGCGGAGTTGGCATCGCGTCGAAATCGGCTTGAGAAAAGAATTGCAGCGGGCTCAAGAAGTTCCCCCCTGAATCCGATGCGTAGTAACCGTATTGACCTGGAGCATCAATTAAATCACGCCTGACGACATAATCAATGGGTGGTCGCGTAGAAGCTGGGGATGGGTTTTTCACCGTATCCGGCAGCGTGGTGAGAATCGCCTGTGTCAGCGTGGTGAGGACATCCGGTGACGGGAGTGTGGGTCCAAGTACCGGGCTTCCTGCTGAAATGGAACGAGCAAGGTGCCCCTGCAGGGTATCGACATCTCCCTGCGTCATGCCAGGAATGAGCGACTGGGAACTCGTCACCGGCGATGGAAGGGCTCCTCGAAACAGGAATGAGGGAGAGCCGGACGGGAGCATCGTCGCGTAGGAGGGGACCCGTCCGCTATTAGCAAGGGAATGGAGGGCGGCTTGAGCGCTCGGTGTACGTTGACCCATATCGAAGGCTTGTGCGGCTGCTAGATTGATCGGTTGCCCGTAGCCCCGAAGTTGGTGCAGGGCCGGAAGCGGGTTTAACAGACTTGGAATGAGCCCCATCCCAGCTTGTTGAAACGGAGAAATCCCAGCGGTCTGTTGCGGGTGGGACGCCGCAAAGTGGGAGAGCGGTAACAACCCTTGGAAGTCTTTGATTTGCCCGGCTGCCGCTGCTGCCAGTGGCCGAAACTCCGGTGGGTAATCATTTGTACCCGTCGTCCGTGTGTCGCCTCCGCCGCCGCCCATGTTTACCTCACTTCTCGCCGTCGAATCGTGGCATATTCCTCAAACCCAGCGTGACGAGCCCACGCCTCCGTGGTGCGTTTTGAGCGCATGAAAATATCGCGGACGACCACCCCATTCGACTTCACCTGTTGATTAAAGTTAAGCACAAAGTTGTCGATGGTCGTTAAGAAGTGTTGGACGAGAGGGGAGCCTGCTGTTTCATCCATTTGGACTTGGTTGATCCAGAACACCCAGCGTCCCTCAAATTGCTCGATCATCCCAACGGCATGGCCGACGACGGTCCCATGTCCGGTGCGAGCAAGCCAGAGACCGAGGAGGGGGCTCCCTTGTGCATAGAGGGTCCAAACCGCATTGGAGAGCGTGGCAGGGTCTTGCCCCAACTGGCGGCTAAACGCCTGGATGCGTTCAAGGGTCTGTTCCAGGAGGATCGTCGAACCAGGGACATCACGGTGGAGGGCGACGAGGCGTGTCCCTTCAGAAATGCGCCGTCCTAGTTCGTCGAACGAAGCGACCTCACCCATGTTGGCTCCTTTGTAAAACTAGCATAGTTGAGTGAACTTGTCAACTTTTCCGTCCTTTGTGGAGGACCTTGATCGTCACGATACAGCGGCGAGGAATGGCGAGGTCTCCGCATCCGCAGATGACCACGTTCTCATTCCGTTCGCCGGACAGGTGGGCCGCAATGGTCACATATTCCTGATTTTGGGAGATCAACCAGCCTACTGAACGGCAATGGAGCGGGCCATTGCGCTCACGCATATCTTCGAGTTCCTGCCACCCCTTACCGGAGTGAGCATCGACCCACTCAATTAACAACAGGTCCATTAGAAGGCGGCGCCTCCGTCGATGCGATACCGATTCCCACCTGCATAAATGATAATGTTGTGGTCATTGGCACCGGCTTGTTCAATGAGTGTAGCCCCGTCACGGCTGGCGTTGGCCGCTGGTAAGTTGGCAGTCGTAACCACTTGCAAGGTAGGGCGAATCCCTTGCCAGGCTCCATCGACACCGACATAGGTCCGTTGTTCTCCGTTGTTGGCGGTATAGAAGACGTGGTCCAGGTCCGGGTTCGTGGGCCGATTCGCCTCTGTATCGACCTTCGACAGCCCATTTAAGGTTTGGACCATCAGGTTCCAACTCCAGCCCCACGCAGAAATCATTTGCCGCGCCCACGTATGGAACGTCGGCGGCATGTCCAAGGCCTCAGCCGATGGGAGAATGATGCTTTGCGGAAGGTCCGGCATCGTTTAGACCATGCTCCTCGGCCACCCAAGAATGGCCGCGCCTCGATGGGCGAGTTGCAGAGACGCGGACGACGCGCTATGTTGGACTTTCACCCATTTTCCGCGTCCAGAAAAGTTTGTGAGGTGGTTCGATTCCGTCGCGGTGTTGAAGGAACCCGTCGTCGAGGCCTCATCGTCACCCAAGTCGTCCGACATGGTAACGGTCAACGTGACAGGCGTACTCACGGTGGTTAGTTCCCAGTACGAGGTAATACCGTCCATTTGGACCCGCTTTTCAAGTCCTGCAACTGCCTTGGGAGGGTGTGTAAACGACCAACTAATCGCGGTCCCATTATCGTCTGCCGCGAGCCCGAATTGGTAGAAGTTCCCGTTGGTCGCACCAAGGAGGGCCGTGGCCGACCCACCACTCGACACCATGCTGTCAATCGTTGCAAAGTGCGAAGAAAGCCCGTCGATGGTTGATGAGTACGCGGTCAGTCCATCAATCGAGATCGTGGCCTGCTTGATCCAGGAGGAGGAGGCCGACATTTGGTGGGCGAGCGTATGGGGGTTGAACGCCTGTGTCGCAAGATTAAAGGAGACCGCCTTCGTCATGGCTCCGGCGTTGTCGGCATCCGCATAGAAAAACCACAATTCGCCCGCATCCTGGGCGAGCACGCATCCGTGCGTTTGGTGCCGCTTCGTCATGTCCAGTGAATCGAAGAGGGTACTGGCGAGAGCCGAGGAAACGGGTTGAATCCGGCTCCCGTCAAACGAGTAGAGGACGAAATCTTCCGCCAACCAATAGTGGACGCCACGGGATGTGACAAGGCACGCAGGAGAAAGGGGGCCGGGCACAGACCCGACAAACTGGAATTGGAACGGCGTTCGTGAGGCTTGAACTGTCGCTAGATATACACCGTCACTTTTGTAGATCGCCCCCGTCAAAGGAGTGATGGCCCGTCCCGCCACGAGTTTGCCGGAGGTGTCAATGAGGCGGGTAATATCGGCGGCGGTCCAGACCGAGACATCATTAAAGTTGGACCATTGAACAGCATGCTGGTCTCCGTCTGCGTAGACGACAACAACCCGATTTCCAAGTACAAAAAGGTCCGTGCCGGTTGGCTCATTCGATCCGATATTGGCAAACGCCGAACTCGACCCGTCCCATGTTTCAACGTCATTGTCTGGGTTGACGCGGAGGAGGTAGAGGGTCCCACCGCTCCGAAACGGGACCATCCGCACCACATCGTAATTATTATCATTGTCGGCAGCCCAAGTTCCGGTAATCGCGGTCAACGTCGTCCCATTCCAGGAATAGGCGGCGGAAAGGGTATGAATGACGATCCCCGTCGTATCCAGCGAGCCGGTTCGATACCCAATCCCAACAATCCGATCTGCGGCAGCGACCTGCGATCCCGCTTGTGTATAGCCGGGGCGAGGGACACCCACTCCGCGCCGTGTCATCCAGTTGGAGGAGGCCAGGAGCCACCCATCCGGGATGGTAATTGGGTTGAGGTCCTCTCGCACGCCCCCTGGGTCTGGGCGGAGGACGTAAGCAGTCGAGCCACGCGGCATACGTTTCCTTTACGGCAGCGTAATCGGAATACGATAAGTTGCCACCGCTTGTTGGAGTTGAGCGTATTGAGCGGCGGATAGGTCGTTGGCTGCACGGGCATCCAGAATGGCTTGTTGGACCCACGGCCAGTTCGCCGCTTGAATTGCATAGATCGCGTCTGGGTACTTTTTGAGGAGGGCGCGAACTCCGCCTTGCCCTAGCAGGGTTTTGACGGCCTCCAATAAGCCGCCGGAATCAGGAGCAGCCACCGGGGTCGGAGGGGCCGTCCAGACCCCGCTTACATACGTCCACCCCACGTTCGGTTGAGGGGAGACGGATGTGAGATCGACCCACGTCAAGGTCGGGGCGACCTCAAACGGTTGTTCACTGAGTTGCACCACACAGGCTCTAGCAATGAGGGCGTACATTAACGGTACTCCATTACGAGAACAAAACCGGCGGCTCCAGCCCCGCCGTTCGCAGCCGCTCCGGCTCCCCCCGCACCGCCTCCGCCTCCACCATACGCATTGCCAGCGACCCCGGCTTGCGCAGCGACAGATGCGCCCTTCCCGCCCCCTCCAAAGTACGAACTTCCTCCGTGCCCTCCTTGCCCTCCAGCCGCGTCACTTGTTCCGACAGACCCATCTGCCCCTTCAATGTTGAAGTCGCCGGAGAACCCCCATCCAGCGGCTCCTCCGTCCCCTGCCGTCCCTCCACCTCCCTGCGTACCGCCACTACCTCCTGTAGCCGAAACATGCGTCCCGAACGAGGTGGTGCCTCCGCCCCCACCGCCGCCTCCTGCTCCACCCGCTCCAGCGGTACCAATGGTAACAGTCACCGTTGCGATAGCGGACACATCAACGAGTTTGAAGCTCGTGCCACCTCCACCGCCGCCTCCCCCTGACCCGTTTCCTGACCCTGACGAGGAGCCTCCTCCGCCACCTCCACCAACCACCGTGATAAATACCCGTAAGATGTTGGAGGGCTTTGTCCACGTCCCGTTTGCGGTGAAGGTTTGAATGGAGGCGAGCGCGAACCCTGACCCGATGGACCAAGTACCAGCCGCTACGGACGGGATGCCGGTGGACCCCGATGAATTGATGCCGGTTCCGCCATACGCCGCGCCGATAGCCGTCCCATTCCAGGTGCCGGTTGTAATCGTCCCAACCGAAGTGATCGTTGTCGTAATATTGCTGTTGATGATGGTCCGGGAGGCAGTTCCATCGTGGAACGTCAAATTTGCGGCGTTTCGTTGCAGTTCCCCTGCCACCCCCGCGTTCGCCCCGGAGTTGGCGAAGTTAATGCTATCAAGACCCCCAGCTACAACGGTCATCACATTGGCGGAGATATTTGTCGCATCGGGGATGCCGAAAATATCCTCCACGAACGTCTTGAAGTCGCGGATTTGGTTGTCAATGGTGGCGGGGCTGTCGCTTCCAGCCGGGGTTGCTGCATTGACGGAATTTGGAAGGGCCACAGACGACCTCGCTAAAAAGTAAAACGAAAGACTAAGGATGGATCAAATGCCGCAATCCGCTGGTTCCATTCAACCCGGCAAATTAGGTCCTCTTCACTCGCCAGGTTATCTTTCGAGACGAGAAACAACATGTAATAGTGAATCTCCCGCACTTGTGCGGAATAGACGGCCCAATATCCAACTTCGTGTCCTTGACACACTTGAAAGGACAAAAGCCGTACCGTCAATTCGGGAAGGGGTGCTTCCTGGTCTGGGGAAGGCAAAGACGGACGATGCCCACAACCAAGGGCCAGGAGCATCAAGCCGAGCACCCACCAACGGCGCAGTTTCATCGCTATTCACGCGGAGACTTCAGGATGTTTGCTACCACGATTAAGACGCCCGCTACCGCCATTGATTCGGTCGGGTGGCTTTTTACCGCCTCTTGAATTGGGGCTTCAAAGGCCCCCACCAATACCGTCAAGATACTGGCGACCGTCGGCCAAAGTCGTGTCCATTTCATGGGTTATCCTCCTTCTACTGAGGTCCACACTGGGTTGTCGTGCCTCCAGAATGACCGCAAATAATACGAAGGAGGCGGACCATCTCCTTCGTGTCATCTCGATGCTCCAAGACAAGGCGCTGTTGATAGGCGGTCGCGTCGTCCACAAACCACCCCATCTCCTTGGACATGAAAAAGAACGCCACAATAATCGGGAACCCGACCCAGTACACGAATTTGACCCAGAGCGGCATCCCATTGTTTCGATCAAAGGTTGGTGTCGGTGTATGGGTCATGGCATCCCTTACAAGAGGTCCAGGTCGTGACTGGTTTCGTAGTCCGTCCCCCGGAGGCTCCGAAGCGGATTCGAGGACGCCCGTCGAAGCGACCGAGCGGGTGAGGTCAAGTCATCTTCAATCGGCATGTAGTCGGCCATGACTTCACGGCCTTTACGCTCAAAAAACAACGCCTTGTTTTCCCACATCGACTCCGTACTCCCTTGCTTGGCGTGCAGCAGATGGCAGCCGTCAGCGGCGGTGTAGTACACCAGGGGAGGATAAGGGATGTCGATGGTGGTGTTGGCGGCGAGCGTCGGCGCTTCGCGTAGGAATTGCCCACGAAGGACCTTCGCGGTGGTTGGCACCGGCCACACCTCAATCTCGCGGACGCTAGTGGAGTTGACGCCCGCGTAACACCAAAACTTCGGGGTCGCATCGGTGGAGGAGCGATCCGGGTCAATTTCGTCGAGTGCGGCGCGCCCCCCATCCAGCTCCTCAATCGGGGTATCCCACGCTAACGAGATCACGGGGCCTGCGGTCGTCGGAAGCGTGTAAATCGTCTGGAACAGCCGCCACGACTGGTTGGAGGCGTTCGCCCCGGCCCAATTCACGGCGGTCGCTTCGCCGTCGCCAAGGACAATGGCGCTATCGTTTGTCCGCGAGTTAACGAAGAAGTATTGCTCCTCACTCCCGATTTGGATTTGGCGGGCCGTTGTCGCCACGCTGGTCGTAAACGGAGACCCCGCACTTGTCACGGTGCTGTTCCCGTTCGTGACCGTCACGAGGGTTGAGTTGTTGGAGGAGACCTGCGCGAACAACGAGATCGTAAAGTCGCGGTGGCGACGGGAAAAGTGAAACGTCTCGTAGAGGTGCTCGTAGCGGGTTTGGGCGAGATTATACACCTCCGCCGCCGACAACAAGGTATCGTTGCCGATAAGCTGTTGCACGCGAGTCGTGAGGTCGGCTAAGTTGGCGGGCATGGGTTACGTCATATACCCTGATTGGACCGGTACGCGGTCAAACGTGACACGATGTTCAAGGGGAGCATCTCCCACCTTCCAGTTGTGGCGGAGATTTGGGTCCCAGAACCCGCGTGCATTGACAGTCAAGAAAATCCCGTAACGGGCAGCAACATCCTGCCGGTAGGGGCCATGCTTGTACTCTTGCGGTGGATAGTGAGAGGGTTCCGCCGGGATCGGCTTGGTCACATCGAACAATACAAACTCGCCACGATCCACTTTCCTTGATACCCCCTTCAACCGCTCCAGGTTTTTGGGCGAAACATCGTCTCGTTCGTCCATGCTTGTACGCGAAGGAAGGAGGAGGGCGCCTCCGCACCCTGGACAATGCTCCTCCATCTGTTCCTTGTAGAACGCCGGAATCCGCTTCCACCAACCCTTTTCAAGCGGCCACCCGTCCGCTCCGTTGAACAGCATGGCACGGGCGGCGGCGACCTCGCAGAAGAAGGCCCCTTTCGGGTTAATGGAGGCGCTCCAGGCGTTTTGGACCCAGCATTGGTCGATGAGCTGCCACATCGCCGCCTTGTCCGTCACGATCTCGTCGATGCCGACCAGGAGCGGTGCGTGCATGACCTCCGGCAAGGTGTGGTCATTCAAGAGAATATTGCCGAAGGTACGACAAATAACATCCCGGTGTTGTTCATAACCCTTCGGTAGCGTGGACCACAACCCCAATTGTTCACGCGGGAATTTCGTGAGCAGATAGTCGCAAAACCGCTCAAATTCGGGGTGCAGAAGCGGCTCACCGCCCATTACCCCAATGATGCGTGGGTAGCCTTCCAAGGATTCGACGGCCTTTTGAAAGTAGGCAAAATCCATGTAGTAGTGTTGTTGGTGGCTCCCGCAAAACCGCGTACAGTTGCTACAGGCGTGGATGCAGTAATTGGTGATCTCGATTTGCACACCGTCTTTTTGAGTCAATGGGCGCATAAGTAGTCCCCCCTACCGAATGGTGATCCCCCACTCCTTGAGCACCTTGTTCATTTCGGTCAGCTTTTGTTCTTCGGGGATCGCGTAGCGGTGCCAGAGGAACCCGATGTTGTCGGCGTACCCCATTGTTTTCATGATGGAGCGCACATTGGTCACTTTCAACCCATACTTGGCGATGTTGCGCGACAAGGTGAAATCGTCGATTAAATGAGCCGGTTCGATTACGCCGCTGTTCCGTTCACGAATTGTAGGATAGATACGGGCGACCGCTTCCTCCAGAGTGAGATCGTCCAACGGCTTCCACAGTTCAAGGCACCAGTCGGACGCAATCGCCAGCCAGTTTCCGCTCCCGATGTGGCGACCGTCCCGATGGAAAAAGCGGTCGTACACCCACCGATGACTGGCGACATCGAAGGCGTTGTGCGCGATTTGGTCCCGCCCCATGTGATGGGTGATGTCGAACATATCGGGGTGGATGAGGCAATCGCTGTCGATGTAGTAGGTCCACTCGTTGCCGTGCTGTTGGGCGAGATCGTAAACCTGCATCTTCTCGTACACGACCGGCCAGTCTGGGAACTTGCGCTCGGTGATCACGTAGAAATCAGCACGAATCTTTTGGGCATACGCCTTCATCAGTGGATAGGTCAGGGTCGTAATCGACGGCGCATAGTTCCCAATGTTCAAGGTGTAGATCGTCTTTTTGATAGATCGTTGATACATACCTCCTCCTCCCTTGTGGTGTCCCCCTACCCAGAAGGACGGTTAAAAGATCGAGACTTTCAAATGTTGAACCGCCGCCGTGCTGCCGGTCGGCGTCGTAGTCGAGACCGCCGCGATCCCATTCACGAAGTCGATGCCGCCCTCCGGGATGTTCGAGGATTCGTTCACAAGCCCCTTCCCGTAGTCGTTTTGGATCACCCAGGTCGGAACCGTCGTACCAACTGTCACGGCGGCGGCGGTAGCGACATCGAATAGTTGGATATAGGCGTCGGCCCCTGTCGTATTGATGACGCACGCCCCCGTGAGTGCGCACCGATGTCCTACCAGTAAGGTGGACGTATTACTTAATGAGTTGGACTCAACGATGGTACTGATGCTCGGCATGGGGCAAACTCCTTTTCAAGGTCCATGGCACGAATGAGACGCGGCAAACAATCCGCCGTCCGAATCCAGTATTGGTTCGCAGCCAGCGGGGAATGGTTAAGGGTCGGCACAGACTCTCCATTGTGGAGCTTCCACAGCATAGTAGGCAGGTTGAGTCCCGCCGCCGCCAAAAAGTCCACGGTCGTATAGAAACGACCGGCATTGACTTCCGTCACATGGGGGATGCCGTTCACGTCGCATTTCAGATCGACACCGTACACGCCATGTGGTTCGTGGTCGAGGGCTCGCACCGCTTGATCAGCCACGTGGTCGATACCGGCGTTCGCCACCGTTCGTGCGACAGCGGGGCTCGATGATTGGCCGGTCGGCGTCAGGTAGCCGTAGAGGTACTCAACTCGTTCCCTCGTCTGGGACACGATAAAATGCCCATGCCAGTAGAGGAGTTGACAGCCGTATTCAGGGCCAGGCAGGTAGGTCGAGAGCGTAAACTCGTGTTCAGGGATGCCCTTATTCAAGGCGCATGCGTCCACCCAACTGCGGACTTGATTGGCGGTCCAGGCCTTGAACGCGCCCTTGGACCCCGCCCCATGCCGCGCTCGCACCCACACCGGCCAGCCGAGCGTATTGCCGAGGTCTTGAACCGTCGCGGTGCGATAGGGGAAGGTTAAGGGGACCGGCACGTTGGCCGCTGTTAAGGAGAGGGCCGTTTCGAGCTTGTCCTGGGCTGTCGCAATCGCCCCGGTGGAGGGAAGGGCCAGGAGTCGCCTCCATTCAGGGAGGTGCGCCACCCGCGAAAGCGCCGCCACGTCACAATCCGGTTGAGGGAGGACGAGATCGCAGACGGCGGCGAACGGAAAGAGCGCCTCAATCCAGGCGATGGGGTCCGCCTCGGTCGGAGGCAGGAGGTGGCGCTCGTCGCAGTCGGCGGCAGCGAGGTGGTAACGGTTACAATCGACGCCTACGAGACGGAGAGGATGGTCGGCGCGGCGAAGGGCTCGGATGAGGTTAGCTCCAGCCGCTCCACCGGCTCCTGTAACAAGGATCGAGGCGCGTGTGCGATCACTTCCAAGCATGGCATCCCAATTCGTTGGTGATGAGTAGAACGGAACACTCGCCCGGTTTCCACGTAAAACCCCGCATCCATAAGGAGGGCCATCAGGGAACTCAGCGTGAATCCGCTCATGTGAATTTCGCCGCCGCTGGTTTGAATCCCGTAGGTGTAGACGAGGAAGTTGGGGTGCGTCGGGTCCTTGCAAATTTCCTGCATGTCCGGGACTTCAATACGCAGGACCCCGTCTGGAACCAGCCACCTCCGCATCCGAGTCAGCAGCACAGGCACGTCGCGGTACGGGATGTGCTCCAGCGAATGGATCATACAAATTTCGTCGATACCCTTGAAGTTGGTGGACCGGATATCGCAGCAGTAGTCGGCGGGTGGCACTACGTCGATGTTGAGGTAGTCTCCCAGCAGTTCACGGCCACAGCCGATGTTCAGTTTCATGCAGGCACCAACTCTTGTTCTTCGAGAGAGAGCGGGAGTGCCACAATAATCCCATCATCAAAGACGGCATCCATGCCCCACCGCCCGTCCTCACGCCGCGTCGGTTTGACCCCGATCGGCGTTAAATGCTCCAGCGTCATATCTACGTCGAGATATACCCGGAAGCCGCATGCTCGTGCCTTTTCGCAAAAGTGAAGGTCCTCCGAGGTATGCTCAGGATGCACTTGGCCGAGATCAAACCACGGGTCTTGGAGAGCTTCTAAGACGGAGCGCCGCATGAGCATTCCAGAATTGGTGACAGCCGCAACTTCCATCAGGCCCTCCGAGGGAAGCGTGTCCCACGGGATCGTCTCCCACATATAGGCCCCCTCTTTCCGGTCACGGAACGCGATAGGGGCATAAGGAGGCCGTCGAAATGTCACGAGAGGGGCTACAATGTCCACGTTGCGGGAGAGAAGGTGGTAAACCAGCGAGGCTGGAAATACGTGGTCATCTCCGATGACAAGGAGGTAGTCCGCGCCCGTCGCCAGAGCATACCGGACCCCGTTGTTGAGATTACAGGCCACATTGGTTCCATAGAAGCGGCGCATCTCCCAGCTGGGCGGGAGTTTCATCCGATTCAGAGCATCCTCCGCACGGGCGAAGCGGGCGGTCTCGCCGCTAACGACTGCAACAAGACCGCCCAACCTCTTCAAAGGAGCCGACACAATACTCCCTACACACCCACCGCCCAGAAGCGGACACCGGTGAGTGCTGAGAGGTCGGTCGTGTTCCCGACCTCGGCAAGAGCGGCAGCGGTCGTTGCATTCCCTGTAAAGGTCGGCACACCGACTGGTGAATAGGTGCCGGAAAGGGTGCGAGCCGCTGTCAAGGAATCTCCTGCGATGACGGCGACGGTCGAATCCGCGCTCACCGTTAATTTATACGTGGCTGAGGCGGACGCTGACGAGGCAATCGCAAAGCTGGGCGTTGAAAGAGTCCCAGCCGGGGTCACGGTCGCGGTACGATACACCAGCAGTGACGAGTTCGTGTAGTCGTACTCGAACACATACCCGGACCTTGCGGTGACTTCGATGAAGTCCACGACCCGCAAGCCGATGTTGGCGGCGGTCAGCGACTCGCCACCCGTCGGATAGCTGGAATCGAAGGCAATCGTGCCCCGCACATGGCGCTGGGCTCCGACATTGCCTTGCCAATCTCCAGAGAGTGTGATGGTCAGTGCCATAACCTAGTCCTCCTTTCTGGCCGAAGGCCGGTTATGGGGTTCCACCGCTGTTTTCATACGTGAACAGTTTGGCGGAGATCGGGACACGCAGGCTCACCGAATCGTTCGTCATCACCGCCAGTGCGAGGCCGACCCACTCTTCATGGCCTTGCGCGACGGTCGAAATGCTGCCGTTCGCAGCCGCTTCAACCGGGTCGCCCTCGGTGATGTTGGCCGCCGTCCCCTTCGCCAGGACGAAACCTTCCATGATGAGCCAACCGAAGTTGTTGTTGTCGATGCCGTCCTTTCCGGCCACGAAACCAGGGCAGGTCCACGCTTCCGCGTTCGCGGCAGTCGTCTCCGTTTGGTAGGTCGCAATCAGCTCCAGGTCGTCGTTGACGGCCAAGGCGACCGAGTAGGGGTAATCCGCCTCCATCGTAATCACCGTCGCCGTGTTGTTGGCGACGACGGACACTTCGCCTTCCGGCGCAGCCCCCGCAGAATCGGCGTTGTCAAAGACGTAGCAGATCATCCCTTGATGCCGCCCCGCCGTTAAGCCGGAGGTGGTGGCGGAGGTCGTGCTTCCCGCCGTGATGTTGCTGACGGTCGTCGTCAGCACGTTCGCGCCATCCGCCGCATACTCGCACAACTCGGCGACGGCGGAGTTCGCTCCACGCACGTTTTTCACGTACTTGAGGATGCGCGGCCCCATCGCATCACTGATGAAGGACAACGACCCGCCTCGAAAGTTCGGGGTCGCCGAGTTCTCGTGGATGTCCGCATTGCCCATCCCCACGAGGTTGCCGACATTGAGAAACTGATGAGTGGTGCTATTCGCTGGCATGTGTCACTCCTTGCCCGCCGGGATCACCGGAAACGGGCGGTTTGAGGGTTCGGCCCGGCATGGCGATCAGGGTTGGACGGGCTTCCAGCACGTTTCCAACCGCCGCCTGCTTCCATGTGCCGATGTAGCGCGGTACACGGGCCATCTTGACGGTGGGGAGTCGCCCACCCCTCCACTGTCGCGCAACCGTAAACAACCGCATCGTGTCGAACGTGACCCGTCGATGGATACCTTGCTGGACTTCGATGACGGTACAGCCGTTTTCGAGGGCCGTTCGCAGGGCGTACTGGGCGACGAGGACGGGAGGCCAGTTCGACGGCGCTCCCGTCACAAACAGCGTCTTTTCCTTGCGAAGGTCCGCCACCTGGGGTTCACTGATCTTGAGGTGGCGTACCGTGTTGAGGGCTCGTTCACGATGGGTCAACATCGACGATTCACTCCATGAATGACGATCCACCAGATGGTGAATAGGCGTCAGTCTACTGGAAATCTACGTTTACGTCAACCCGCTGGCGACGCCTTGGAACCGAGGGGCTCGGCAAACCATGTTCGCCCACACCACCAACTGCCCGATTTGGAGCATTTGGTTGGTCGGCTCCATCGGTCCCCGCATCCTGAAATCCCACTTCCGGTGGATGTAGAACCGGAACCACTTGGTATTCAGGTAATACAGGAAGCCGCTGGGACAGTGCGAGTCCACGGTCACATCGGCGCCGTTGAACCGCACGCTCTCAAATCCGATGTCACGGTCGCTTTCAGCTTTGTTGCGGTCAGCGGCCTGCGACCGCTCCCAAATCCGGTTCCAAAGGGTCTGCGTCGTCACCAACAAGTCGGGTTTTTCACGTCCGACTTGGACGCTCCCGAAGTTGGAGTTCACGCCGCCGAGGGAAAGGGCTCCGCCGGTCGTATCCTCGACGGCGGCCCGAATCGCCCGCTGTGGGCTATTCACGGTTGTCGCACGAGCGATCCCGCCGTAGGTCCCGGTCTGGCTGACGGCAATCGCCAACCCGTCCATGTCGTTTCCGGCGTTCCCGCTGCCGTCCGCAAACAACTGGGTGGACGCATCGTCGATCAACGACAGTTCGGCGGTCTCCATTGCGGCCTCGACGAGATCGAAGGTTTGCTCAGGAGAATCGTTCAAGTCGATGTCGATGACATTGAGGTTGAGTGCGGCGTAGCTGTACTTCCAATCGAACCGCAACGTGGTGCTGAACTCCGTCACGGAGGTATCGAACGTATCCCCTCGTCCAAAGGATGAAGAAGGGAAGTTCGTATACACGAAACTCTCGCGGATGTCCGATCCGCCGCTGAGTCGAACCGTCTCGTCTCCTCCTGCCCGTAAACGGGCCAGGAAGGGGGCGGACCCAAAGTAGGCGTCCACCAAACCGGGACGCCGGTTTTGGCCGGTGGCCGTAATGAAGGTGTTCAGGGTCTCTGTCCTTGTTGGGACTGGCATGTGTGCGCCTCTTGGTTAGAACATGGGAGACTTAGGAGCCCACAACCAGGCCCGGCCTACCGCACGGAGGTCGGTCGGCCAAACAGTTGTTCCAGTCCTTCGTTCCCATGTTGCGTTTGAACGTCCTGCATCACCGCCTTGAGTCGGTCATGGCGGGACTCAGGCACGCTTTTGTTGTCCTTGTTGTCGGACTTCGGGGCAAACAACCCCGATCCATTGCCGTAGGAAGGAATCGCGGCTTTCGCAGCGTCCTCCTTCTCCTTTTCGTACTTGGCGACCTTTTCCTTGAACTCCGCCAACTGCGCCTTCGTCGAGATCATTTCGTCCGCAAGTTCCAGCGGCTTGAGCTTCGACGGGTCCGCGAACCGCAGCGCCTCTTCGTGATAGGCCCGCAACGAATCGACACGCTCCTTTGGAAGTCCTCGCTCCAGCGAGTTCCAGAGGATTTGCATAGAGGTTTGATTCCGCTGGTTGAGGGCGGCCTCCAATTCATCGCGCTGCTTTTTGGCGTAGGTTTCCACCTGTTGCGTAAACTGTTGTGCCCACGGTGCCAGGATTTTCTGTTGCATGTTTTGGACAGCGGCGTTAATCAACGCGGTCTGTTCATCCGGCGTCAAAATGCTCACGCCCGTCGCCGTTGCCGGGGCCGCCGTTTTATTCGCCTGCCCCTGCACCGCCTGTTGCAACCACGCCTGGTTTTGGGTGTACCAATCCACAATCGGTTTCGCCTGCTTGGTGTACTCACTGAGCTGGGTCATCGCCTTCTCGGAGTCGTCGGCCTTCTTGCGAAGGGTCCCGACTTCCTCACCCTGCTTCGACAACTTCTTTTCCAGTTCACGGTAGCCCTTGGCGAAGGCCGCAGGGTCCTCGTTGTACTTGTCCACAAGGTCCTGCAATTCCTTTTCCAGCTCTACCTTTTTCCCGGCCTCCTCTTTCGGCATACGTCTCCTTTCTCCGGTCCCGACGCGAGGTGGTCGGCGGAGGGTGCAGCGATGGCTAGGAAGAAGAACCCGGTCCCTCGCGGATAAGCGTCATCGCTGCGGCGAGGCGGGCTTTGAGTTGCGCGTTTTGGGAGACCTCAAACGCCATCCCAAGGTGCTTGAGGCCCTCATCAATGTAGTCGGTATCGGGCTTGGAGGGACGCATCAAGAGGTCGGTGAGCCGATCCAGGATTGGACGGGCATCCTCCTCGGTCTGCGTTAACCCCTCTACGACGGGGAACTCGTCACGTGCCATAACGAATGACGAGGTGCGTCTAGCGTTTCGTGCAAATCGGGTCGCCGTTGTAGTGGGCCTTGACGGGAGACTCGACGGCCTTGCCCTTCAACAGACCCGTCTTTTTGGTTTTCGCATTGCTTTTCACAGTAGAACCTCCTTGTGTGTAGTGATAGTGCAGGTCAATCGAGGAATCCGTGAGTGGCATCGTTACGCCCTCCTGGATGAGGTGCGGGCCTGAGTTCGGCGACCCTGACGTTTGGGAATGCGGGCTTCCGCTTCGCGGGCCTTGTTAAGGCCGATGGCGACACGCTGCTTCTCGGCGCGGGCCGCTCCGTACTTTTTGGCGGTGCGCGAGAGAGTACGAGGCGGGTTCCGCTTCATTTCATGGAAGGCGGTCTCCACCTTGGTCGGCATTACACCATCCCTCCAGCGGGGGCCATGCGCTGTTGGAGGAGGGCCAGGAGCATCGGGTTCATGCCGCCTTGCATCGGCGTCATGGTCTGCATGAGGGCGTTCGCCATCATGGGTGAAGGTGCCCCAGGCGAGGGTAGGGGTGCCGTCGTCCCGCCCGCAAGGGGGGAACCGACGGGGGGAGGTGCCTGGGGCGAAAGACCGGACATTCGAGACGCCAACATCCCAATCGGGGATTGAGGAGGCGGTTGAGGACCAAGGCCGCCGGGACTCCCTTGCCCACCTTGGAGGCGCAGCAGGGTCATCAATTGGTCGAGGGGGCCGAGGTTGCCTCGAAGCATGTCAGCGGGGGACGCCATCGCCTGTTTCTTCGCTTCCCGTTGCTGGGAGGCGGCCTGGTCGCCGACTTCTTTCGCACCAAGCGCGGCGAGAAAGCCCAACGTGAAGCTCACGTCTTGTGGATCACGAGTTGCGCCACTTGATCCTGTTAATCCACCGAGGAGGCTCGACATATCGGGGGATGCGGTGTTGGGTAGCATACGTCTCCCTGCTTGTTGAGTATGTTACACAAGTTGAGAAAGGTTGTCAAGTATCCAAGTAAAAAAAAAGTAGGGCCTCTATCGCCCCCGCTGGACTACGGCGTTCATCGCGTTCGGGTCCCGCTTAAACCCCGGCGGTGGGAACTTCTGGAAGTCGTCCTCAGCTTCCTTGAGCATGTAGTCGGGGT